CGGCTGCTGAGTCGGCGGCAGAGTCGGCTGCAAGGTCGGCTGCTGAGTCGGCTGCATGGTCGGCTGCATGGTCGGCTGCATGGTCGGCTGCTGAGTCGGCGGCAAAGTCGGCTGCAAGGTCGGCTGCATGGTCGGCTGCATGGTCGGCCGCTGAGTCGGCTGCTGCGAAAAATAGGCTATCGGTTTCTGGCCATCCGACACAAACCAAGGTTGTCGCGATCTGGTCTCCAATGGAGCGCGCTTTAACCGCTGGGCTTTGGCTTTACTGGATCACGCGAACCGAGATCATTTGCGTCGAGCAGCCTTGCCTCTGGCTGGACGGAGAGCGCTTGCACCGTGCGGACGGCCCGGCCGTCGAATGGCCGGGTGGTGAGGATTACTATTTTTGGCGCGGAACGCAGGTGCCATCGGAATGGATACGTGATCGATCGCGGCTGACACCGACCGTTGCTCTGGCATGGCCCAACGTCGAGCAGCGCCGCGCAGCATGCGAGATGCTGGGATGGCACACCATCCTTGATGCTCTTAACGCCCGCATTATCGATGCGGACACAGACCCGCAGATTGGAACGCTTATCGAGGTCGATCTGCCAGATAGCGGAAAAGAGCGGTTCCTGCGTGTGCTTTGTGGGACCAATCGCGAGTTCGCGTTGCCCGTGCCGCGTAATATCCGAACAGCCCGTGGCGCTCAAGCATGGACGTGGGGGCTAGATACGAAATCCTTCAAAAAACCGGAGATCAGAACATGAAGACGTTCACGAGCATCTGCGCTCAAGGTGACGTGCTGTTCCGCCGTGTCGATACGATCCCCGCCAACGCGGCAGCGGTTGCGCCGCATCACGGCGAACTCATCGTCACGCATTCGGAGACGGGGCATCACCATGTCATGGTGCTGGACCGCGCCGACGACGTACCTGCCGTGGAGATGTTCAGCGCGACCGACAATCCGCTTCTGGCGTGGCTCAAAGTGACCCGCCCAACTGCGCTGGAGCACCGCCGCCCGCACGACACCCACGAGTCGATCATGTTCGGCGTCGGCATCTACGAGGTGCGCCGCCAGCGCGAATACACTCCGGAAGGATGGCGACAAGTGGCCGATTGATTGGCGGGAGGGACGCAATTGATGACCCACCACGAGCGCGAAGAACTGATAGAAGCAATGGCCCTCGATATGGCCAACCAGAACCGCCGGGAAAAGGGGCTGCGCAAAGCAGAAGCGCTAACCGAGATCGACAACGCTCCTGCGTTCCGCCACCTTGCGCAAGCCGGACTCGACGCCTACCTGCGAGTCCGGCTGGGTCATTGATTGCGTGTCCGCCGATGCACCCATTCTTCGGAGTGCAATATCGGATGCGACGATTGAACAGAGACATCACACGCCGCCGCACGGCTGCCGCTGATGGGCCTTAACAACGACGCCAGCGAGATAACTACGGAGCCGCAGAATGCACATCTATCTGGTGCGCGCATCGAACGAAAAAGACGCAACCTACTTCTCACGTCAGCGCGACGCCCATGAATTCGCGCGCACGAAGACCGGGCGATCAGCCGTCGTCGTCATTGAGCGGATCAAGCTGCGCGACCTTCCTCCGATGAAAATGGCGCTCGCCTGCCTCAACGGAGCAGGCTTCGAGATCGAGGAGTGTCGCGAGCGAGTCGTGACGACGCACGCATCCACATCGAAAAAGCCCGCACCCCGGACCCCGCGCGCCGAGCCGGCGCTATGACGGACACGCCCCACATCGAGCCCATGATGCTCGGGTTCGAGGCCGGCGCCAGGGGCGATGACCCGCGTCTTTGCCCATACCATCCAGCCAGCGGCGAGGCGCGCGCGTGGCGCCGCTGGCACGGATACGCAGTCGATCTTTTCTGGCCATCGGAGACCGCCCATGACGACGCGCAAGCCGCCCCTCACGGTCGCCCAACTGCACAACATGCTCTCGGTGATGATCGAGGCCGGAAAAGGATGTGATACGGTCGTTGTTTCCCGTGAAACACTTGCGACCGACATCGGCCCGCAGCCAACCATCGATATAACCGATGCTCACGTTGGGTTCGATTGGAATCAGGGCCACGTGTTCCTCGAAACCGCAACCACCGTTGCGGCTGCCGGCGAGGAACACCGCGCCGAACAAATTGCCGTTCGACAGCTCCAAAACGATATGTCGTGGGTCTGGACGATCTTGCGAGACGACAAGCTTGACGCGGACAAAAAGGTGGCCCGGCTGGCGCTCGTCCTCCAACGACGCCGCAAAGCCGCTGCTACTTGAAGATCACGAACCCCCACGCCACAAGCAGACCGAGCAGGACGCCCCAACTCAAGCGCTCCCCCCGGTCCATGCGGAGGGTCTTGACCCAACGGCGGACGACGCTCACGCGCCACCAAACAGCCTTGCGAGCATCGGCAACTGCTGAAAGTCCAGCATCCTGAACCCGAGCAGCAACGCCAGAACGATCGCCGCAAGCCACCGAAGCGCGGTTGACAACTCTTTCATGAGCCCCGCCGCCTCCTTCAACGTGGCCGTAATCTGCGACGTTGTGGGGGCATTCTCGGCAGACGATGTGGCCGGAGGCGGCCAATGAAAACGACCGTCCTTCATTTCCTCGATGCTCTGCTCCAGATAGTGTACGCGGGTCATCAGATGGTGGATGGCGCCGCTCACCCACCTCCCGAAGCCGTTGAACTCCGGCGGCGGCTGCACGGGTTGCTGCGGCGGCGGATAGGGCCGCCAGCCAGTCTGGTGCCTGCTCATTCATTTTTCGATCCTGCTTAGTGCTGATTGTTCGCTGCAACGCGCTCGACGAAGCGGAGACACACATCCTCACGCGCCGCATTGCGGCGAACAACAGCGCCAACATCCAGGCGATGACGCGCCCACAGAAGATTGACGCACTGGATCGAGTCGGTCACTCCGGGACACAGAGCCATCAATTGCGCGGGATCGCGTGGAAACGGCGCCATCTTCGGGATCGCTTCGCGCGCCCCTCGCCGGCACTCCGGCGGCGCCTTGGCAACTGGCAGTGTTGCGACCACGGGCACTTCAGTTGCACATCCAGGCAGCAGCAGCAAAACATAAACAAGGCACACCGCGCGAATCATCGCCCCGCCTCCCGCATCACCGCATTGAGCGTATCGATGCGCGCCTCCGTGAGCGGGCACGTCGCGTCGCTTTGTTTGGCGATGATCAATGCCGATTCGCTGGCCGCCGCATCCTGCATCGCCGCTTTAGTCTCGGCGGCGACGGCCGTCGCGCGCGCTACCTCAAGATCAGACTCCAGCGCGCGTATCTTGGCCGCCGCTTCGTCCGTCGCCTTGCGCACGGCGCGCTCCATGGCGGCCTGGAAATTCCCAGCCCGCCAATCCCATCCGACCTTGACCCCGACCCCGAACGCGAGGCTCAAGATCACGACCACTGCGCCAATTCCGCGAAGGTCCACGGCGCCCTCCTGTTGCGGCTATTGCAGACCGAGGAACTTCGACAGATTGAACTTGGCCGGCTCCGGCTCGGCCACCAACGGCTTCTTTGGAATAGCCGCCTTGCGGGCAACCTTTGGCGCCGCGTCCGCCGCCTTCGGCGGCGCATCCTTGGCGCGCTCAAGGGCATTCTCGGCCTCATAAGCGCGCTTCTCAGCCAAGGATACGGCGCGCTGCGCTTCGCGGAACTCAACCGTCAGCTTGTCGCGTTCGAGCGTGACTTTCGACAGGCTCGATTGCAGCGTGTGCGCCGGCCGCGCCCCCATCGCATGCCCGCCTAGGTACGCAGCGAACGCAACCGCAGCAATGATCGGATACGTGGCCGGCGCCGACAGCGCCGCCTTGGCTGATCTCCACAGCCCCGATACGGCCCACACGAGGCCATCTCTCGTCCACGACAAGGCCGATCCGCCAACGCTGACGATGGCGTTTCCGGTCAACAGCGCCCACATGCGCGCAAGCAGTGCCGTCATCATCGTCATTTCGCGTCGCCCTTCAGTTGAGAGATGGTTTTTTTGTCGTTGGTGTGCCGGACCATCGCGAACAAGATGCACGCGATCGTGAGGCCGCCCAGGACGTAACTCAGATTGAGCTTGAGCATCCCGAACAGGCTTTGCACGGGATCGAGCTGCCCCCTCACGTCATCGACGACATCGGGCAGCGACGAGAACAGCGCCCCAGTCTTGTCCGCGATAAAGGCACCCGCGCCCGTCAGCAATGCCCATACCGATTTGGACTTGGCCGCCTCCTTGATGGAAGATGCCTCTTTCGGGGGCTCCGCTTTCGGCCACGTTGCCACCTCAGCGCGCGGATGATCATCGTCGATCTCGTTGGCGTCGATCAGCGCGCGAAGCAACGCCATGCCTCCCGGCTGCGCAGAAACCGCAGTCGGCGACCACACGCCGTCCGCGACGTACTTCCCACGCTCATAAGCCGTCGTGAAGCTCCACAGATATGCGCTCGGCACCCCCTTGCGGTACGACCCGAAGCCGTTGAATTTCTCCAGACAGTACGCAATCCCCTCGATCGACCAATCAGCGTTGCGATCAAGCCCATCATAGCGCAGCGCGTCCGCCGCGCTTTCCTCCCACGTCGCAAACGGCCCACGGCCCTTGGGAACCTGCACCGTCTTGAGTGGCGCACCCTTCTTGTCCGTGAGAGGGTCGCCGTTATGGAGATGAGTCTTGAAGGAAAGGCCCGATTCCATGGCGTGAAGAATGCCGATGACATACCATGGCGCGCCCGTCGTTGCGCTGACCGCCTCGTAGCGAGCGCGATTTGCAACGATCCGCCGCGCGGTCGCCGTCACCTCAGTCTTGCGTTCGGGGCGCAAGACCATCGACGCCCAAAGCGCCTTGTATTCCTTGCTCCGGCTCGCGATCGTGGTGGCCATGTCGATCCTCAAGGCTGACCCAAAGCGGGCCGCCGCTCGGATGGCTCCGAACGGCGACGCGGGACGAACGGGACGAGACTGGACTGCGACGCTACGGCTTTTTGTACGGCTCCAGCGATGCAGCGTTCGCATCGCCGGAATACGCGCCAAGGGCAGCGGCGCCGATAGCGGCGCCTCCGAATGGCAGCAATCGACTGTCGAGCAGCCGATCCGAATGCGCTTTCGCCGGGTCGAAAGCCGCGTTAATCGAGCGAACTTGGTTCGGGTAGAAAGGAATGGCGACCCGATGACCGTCGCCGCCCGACTTTCCACCCATGTCGACGATGCTGTCGTAGCCAAGGCGTTTCAGTTGGTCCGTGACCTTATCAGGAATCGATGCCCATACGTAGCTATTTTTGGGCTCCCCCGTGCGTGGGTCCGGCATCAAGTCTTCCTTGAGCGCCTTCACCCACTCCTTCGGCGTGTATCGCGTGTTCTTGTCCCAATCGTCGGCGCCGAATTGCTTCAGCCGCGTGCGATCCCGCTTGAAGGCGTCTTCGAGCGCCGGGATGACCTTGGTGCGCAACTCGTCGAAGTTGGTCGTGACCAACGGGTTTTCCATCGACAGCCGCGCCGGAAGAACGCCTTGGGCGTGCGTCCATGGCGCGCTGTACTGAGAGATCGCGTGCGGATATCCGGCGAGCTTCCAGATGTCCGCCATCATGTGCTCGTTGCCGATCAGATCGCCGCCGTCGTGCCACAGCATCCGGAGCGCAGCCAGATGGTTGCCACGCGCCTCCCGATCCAGCAGATACTTGTAGTGATCCGGGCTCGACAGCGAACCGAACTCGTCGTGCAGGACGAACGGACCATCGCCCATGTCGCGGTTCTGATAGCCGACGCGGGTTGCCTTGTCCGCGATTTCGGCGCGCGTCTGCGACGGGAGATGATGCCAGCTTTGCTCGACGGAGACGGGCGAGCGTGCCCGCGCCCAACCCAAGTCCTTCGGCGACACGGTGAAGTATTGCGCAATACCGCTGTCCGGCAGCGAGACGTCAGGCTTGCCGAGAGCATAGTTCGATGCGATCTGCGGCTCGTCAGTAAAAAACGGCATCGGCCCGGATGACGCTCGCCTCGGGTCAAGCTTCCCTTTCTCGACAACCCGATCGATCCGGTCAGAGCCGTGATACCACCTAGTCCCAGGGTCATAGCCCTCCCAAGCGCGGGCGCGGGCTTCGCGGGACGCCGGGTCCATGGGAAGCCGGGCGGACGCCGCCGGCCCGCCCCCGAACGAAACAATCTGATCCGGCTCCGGCACATCATAGTCGAGCCACGGCGGTCGCTCTCGGCGCTCATGCGGTGTCATTCCGCGCCGCTTCTCAACGGCTCTCGCCTCAACCTCCCCCGCAGATCGATGGTAAGCCTCAAGGATATCTTTTGGCCCAGGAGATGTGCCTATCTGAGCAAGCTCGCTCGACGCGCGCTCGAAAGCATGGATGTTCCCGGCCGTGCGGTTTGCCTTGACCGCAGATTCTGCATCCCGGTAGCGCTGCGTTGCTTCCGCGACGCGCTTGTCATAGATGGCGCGCACAGCCTCAGAACCCTGTACCCCGACAATATCGCTGCCGCGCGCAAAATTCTCAAGATTTTGGAGCCCATGCTGCGTTTCGTGCAACACCTTTGGAGTCCTAGCCTCCCACGTCACGTGAGGCGCAACCCCGATGAATGTGTTTTTGACACTCCCCGTCCTGCCAAAGTCGTCGAACATTGCATTCGCTCGCCGCGGCACGGACGGCGAAAATAGATCGGCGCGGATTCCGTCAAGCTCCGGGTATGCCGCGTAAAGCTCCGGATGATGCAGCACGTCGGGGAGTCTGCCAGCCGACGACAAGCGATCTGCGATCGCTTCATATTCTCTCGCCTTGGCTCGCGCGTCGACAACCTCTTGCCGCGCGGCCTGGAATTGCGATTCGGCTTTGGCTGGACTTATGCGCCCGGCGTCCCGCTCACGGATCAAGTTCGGCGCAATGGCGTTGAGTCTCTTGAAGGCATCACCAGCCGCTCCACCCCCACGGCCATTGTCCTGCCATTCCGCATGGCGCCGAGCGAGCGCTTTGTCTAGCGCGGCGTTGTCCGAAATTTCCCACTTCCAATTCTTGTCCGGCGCCTGAAACCACCCCTCTTCGCGCCAAATCTGCTCACGCGGGACGCCTTGAGCCGTCTTGGCTTGTGCCCGCTCCAGAGCTGCGAGATTGGCCGTCTTTGCAGCGGGACCGGCGAAAATCGCCAGCGCCGGGCCTTTGGCGACAGGAAGGACGTTTAGAAGTGTGCTCGTCGCCTGCCCGCCCGGCGTCGTCATGAACCTCTCAAGCGCATTGTACGTGGCCGGGTCCGAGCCATAGACGCTATCCAAGGTATGGTAGCCGCCAAACCCCAGCGACGGCGCAAGGCCATAGCCCTTGCCGATCATGTCCAGCGGCTCTCGTCCTGCCGCCTTTTCGATGTCGGCCCTACTCGATTCGGCATAGGGGCGTAGCTCTCGCGCCTCCGGACGCCGCCCCGTGAACGGTTCATCATAGGGTGCCGGCAGGCTCGCGTCAGAGCGCCAATCCCGTGGATACTTGTCTGCCATTGCTTTCCCCAGGCCCCGCGCCCCGCTACCGTCCCGACATGCGTATCAAACTCAACTGGCCTCACATCCGCAAATGGAGCGAGGCCCTATATGGCTTCGCCGTCCTGTACGTCGGCGCGCTCATCTTCGGCTGGCATCTTGGGCCACGCGCCGACGAACTGATCTTCTGTGCCTCGCTCCCCTTGTTCGTCATCATCCCCTATGCCGCCCTTTGCCTCGTCGTCGTGCTTGTCAAGTCACTGGCGATAGGGCTTCAAAGTCGTGTTCGCGCGCGGCGGTTCCGCCGTCGCGAAGTGATTGGTGGCGTGCGGAAGAACGCCCGCTGACCCGACCACCGGCTTGCCGATCTTGTTGCCCGCATCGGAGCGCGCTGTGTAGAGCTTCTGCATAAGACGCAGGGCGTCCACCTGTTTCATCGGATCGGTTTCGGTGTAGAGCTTCATCAAGTCCGTGTTGCGCCGGGCATTGATCGACCGCGCTGCGGCCTCTTGCGCGAGCCGGATCAGCGGGTTGCCCCACGTTAGCGGGTTCAGCATCGACGCCTCGAATTGGGGCGCCCAGTTCAACTCGTCGATGGCTTCACGCAGCGGCGTCGTCTGCGACCCAAATTGCGATTGGTACGTCTTGTGGAACGCCTTTTCGGCATCGATCACACGGAAGAACGCGGGCGCATCCTCACCAAGCACTTGACCAAGAATTTTTCGGGCCGCCGGCAACGAAAGCTGCTGAACAAGGTTGTGGGTTTCACCCTTGTTGAGAATGCGGTCGGAGATCGCCCGCACGAGCCCCACCTTGAACAACTCGACACGCGCCTGCGTGGCCGCCAACATGGCTTGCGCGTGCTCGACGTCGGCGAGTTGAGCCGTGGTTGGCTTTTTCTGCGCAGACTCCGCCTTGGCGACCGCGGCCAGCGCCTTTTTCAAGTCCCGCTCGGCCTTAGAGACAGCTTTTTGCGCGTCGGTGAAAAACGCCAGCCGCTCGCGCGTCCCTGAATTGAGGGACATCGCCATCTTGGACCCCGCCTCAAGCGCCTCCTTGGCGGCGGCGCCTTCCCGGTAGAGATCATTCGCCATCTTCCATTGCGGGTTGGAGACGGCCACCGCATCGGACAACTCGCGATACAACTCGGTGAGCTTGGCGTGAACTGGCGAGCCGGGCTTGGCGTCATCGATCATCTGCTTGATGTTCTGCCGCGCGTCGATGAACTCCTGCAACGACTGCGGCGGACGCGGCGTGAACCCGGGCTTGCCGGTGCCGAACCCCAACTGCTGCGCTGCCTCCATCTCTGTGCGGGCAGTCACGCCGACATCACTTAAGTCGCGAAGCATCTGATATTTATTATTTATTGCTTCGAGCATGTCCGAATCTTCGAGGCGGACCACCTTGTTGCCGCGAATATCGTTGTCGAGCGCATCAATGAATTCATTGATGGTCGTCCGCGAGACCACGGGGCGCCCGTTATCGTCCACCATGCCAGGGAAGAAACCCGCATGCTGTGCCCGAAGCGCCATATCATCAAGGTTGCTGCCGCTCTTGGGGCGCAACATGCCGCGCGGCGCGTGCCCCCCGAACACATTGGCGATATCACCTCCCGGATCACGCAGCCCACCGTTGGCAACAACCCATTGCGACAGCGTTTGCGGCGACTTCATGGGGCGATTGGCGTATCGCCACATCTCCATCATCACTTCGCGCTCCGCGAGCGGAAGCTCGGCGGCTTCCGTGCGTCCGAGCGCCGAGACGCCGCGAGTCGTCGGCTCCTTGATCGTGAAATCGCTGATCGCCTTGTTGATCGCCTCCGGGACGGGGCCGCGGCGGTTGCCGAAATCGGCCTGATACTTCTGGATCACCGGCATCAGATCAAACGGCTCTTCTCGTGCCTTCGCCGCGCCGTAGCCGCGCGACGCAGCGCTTGCCATGTCATCGGAATGCCGGGCTGCCGCCGCATCAAAATCCGTCGTTCCGACAAACCGCGATAGCAGATCGTGCAGACGGCTGCCGGAGCCGACCTGACGCTCAAACAGGGCTTCCCTGCCAATCGATGCCGGCTCGCCCTGCGTTGCTGCCGCGGCGCGCATCGCTAGGTTCGTGTTCGTGCCGCCGCCGGGACGCGCCATGGCGACACGATCCGGAAGCATCGCCGGCCCGAGATAACGCTGCTCAAGCTCGCTCAGAAGCGTTCGAACCGCCTGCTCGCCGGGGCCGTCTCCACCGCTTGCCGCCTTCATGGCAGCGCTGATCTCGGCTGCGCTTTCGTTGTTGGCCGCGCGACGAACGACTTCCTCCACGTGCTCGCGCGTGATTGGCTGGCGCGCGCCCGTGGCGTCGCCCCAGAACCGCCGCGCGATGCCACCCTTGGCAATGTCCGTGTGCGAGGGGAATTCTTCGTAAATTTTTTCCAAAATCTGCTGCGGCGTGACGCGGTCCTGCTCCATCTTGCGGGTCGCGAGATGGAGCGCGCCTTGTCCGTGGTCGGCCGTTTCGGCCTGAGACAGTGCCCGCAACCCGCCGATCGACTGCCCGGCACGATAGAGCCCGTGCCCAACCGCTCCAAGTCCGCCGCCGAACACAGTTCCAAGCGCAGCGTCTTTCACGGCGCCAGCGCCGCGCTTCTGGATCGCGTCAGACCACGTGTCCGTGTCCTTGACGTCAGCGTGTCCGGACCCCGACAGACCTCCATAGACCGCGCCGAGCTTGGCGCCCTGACCAATTGCTTGGCCGGCGGTGACGATCTCGCCGGGCGCAAGAGCGCTTCGCACAAGACCAAGCCCGCGATTGACAAGCTGCGCTCCACGTCCAGCCGCCGCCGCCTGCGTGGCGCCCGTTGGAAGCAGCGCCGCGCCAATCATCGGCACAGCGCCGCCGATCACCTCGCCGAAAAAATGCGCCCATGGGTTGGCTTTGCGCGACGCCTCCCGGTGCTCCTTCGACACGCCGAGTTTGTCATCGTAGCCGAAACTTAACCCCTCGCTCACGCCCCGCAGAACACTTTCTCCGACGCCTGGGGCGTCGGGAGCGGTGTATTTCGCGAACGGGTCACTGCTGGCATCGCGCGGCTGAGCGCCGCCCCGCTCCATCTGCGCCGCGTACCTAGCAAACGGGTCATCGTCAGCCATCAGGGCGCCTCCACCGGGTCAAGGCCAAACAGCCTGCGAAGCAGATTGTGCGGAGCGTGTGGGTTCACGCTATTCGGCGGCGCGAGCGGTGGCGACGGTGGTGCCGCCCGTTGCTCGGCTTGCCGCATTTCGATCAGATGCTCCGCAAGTCCGGGTTTCCCAGAATTGAAGTGTCGATTGAATGAGTCGACGTGTTTCGGGCTACCCGCGTTCCGCAACAACTCATCGATCGCTTCGACAGGCGGAACCGGCGGCGGGCTCGCTTTCGGCGCCGTCCCCGCCTGTTCGCGCGGAATGCCGGTCACATACGGCGAGTCGTCCCCCATGGGCGTTGTGGCATACTCCCGAACGGCCGCCACGTCGCGTGGATGCATCGGTCGCGGCGGCAACTCGAACCCATGCGGCAGTCCGCCCTTGTCGCGAATGAGCTGCTTGGCCGATTGCAGGATGGCCAGAGCTTGCGTTGGCGTCTTCGCCTTTATGAATTCACCCATCGCTTCCTTGAAGTTGGCATCTTGCGCGTCCGAACCACTCCCCTTGGAACTGCCCGGCATCTCTCGATAAAGCGCCGTCATCTTCGCAATGTCGTGCTCCAGCATGCGGTGGAATGCCTGACCACCCTGATTCATCCATCCCGTCGCAAACTGGACGGACGGCAACGAATTGTACTCACCCGTTGCGGCGTTGAACGCCTTCGGCGCGTGATCCATCCACGCCATCACCTTCTGCTCAAGCTCGTCCATGGCCGCGTAGACGCGCGTGCCAGCCGCCTGCTTCTGTTGAAGGATGCCCGCATCCTCTCCAGCCTTCTGCGCCTGCACTTTCCGCGCAATCGCGGTCGGGTCTTGCTCGAAACGGGCCTTTCCAGCCGCCTCCAGCGTGCGGTTGCCGGACAGCGCCCCCCATTCCATCATCCTTTGTGCGCGATGCGCGTCCGCCGACAGCGGCAGCATGCTGGCGTCCGGCGCATGCGGCTGCGGGTTCATTTGCCCAGGCGTGCTTCCCGGCGGCATGCCGCCGGGCGTGGCCAGCGGCGCCCCAACCGGCGGTGGCGGCGGCTGATCTGCGCCCGGAGTCGCTTTCGGGCCGCCGTACTTCGATGCCATGAACGCTTGGATTTGCATCGTCGGCATGCCGTCCGGAAAGGAGTATTTGACCCCATCCGGGCCATAGATGTCCGGCATTATTGCGCCCCCCGCTGCTTGAAGCCGCCCGTGGCTGGGTCATAATCATAGCCGCTTGGCGTTGGCGGCAGACGGTCACGGTTGATCGCACGCATCTTCTCGGCCTCTTGCGGCGCCAACACGCCCGTAGCAACGCCGGTCTGAATCATCTGTTCCCATTCCTGCTGGCGCTTCTCCGTTGCCGTGCGGCGCGCTTGATCCGCCTCGGCCTCCAACAGCCGCTTCTTAGCGTCCTCGCTACCGGCCTCCATCTGTTTGATGTGTGCCGGGTTCTGCGCCTCTTGCACGGCAACCTGCCGCCCCGCGATGGTCGGCACGCCGTTGATCTTGCCGGTGGCAAGCGCCGCCTCTTGCGCCATGCGTTGCGCGTCGAGCGTCGGCTTGCCGTCGATCATGCCTTTGAGGCGAGCCACCTCGTTGGCGATGCGCTGTTCCTCAAGGCGCGACTGATTCCACGCCATGATGTTGTTGGCAAAGCCGTTCATCGGCCCGTTCATCGTCGGGCTCTGCACCGACATCAAGCCGATGCCGAACCGCTGCATCGGCGTTGGCGCTTGCCCCTCCCAGATGCCGCCCTTGAGAAACTGGCCACCTCCGAACAACCGATCGAAGATGCCGGGCTGCTGCGTCGCTTGAGCCGGCGGCCCTTGCGGAGCCGGCGCCGGGAATGCCGACCCGGCTAGCGATGAAGCGGGCGCGTAGGGGACGCCGCCGAGAGGCTGCACAGGCACATCGCGGACCCCCGCTCCATAGGGCGTGAGCGCAGCCGGCCCACGCTCGAACACAGGCTGCCCGTCGCCATCCCATCCAGGCGATCCGCCATCGGCGAACCCCCGCGGCGTAGCCATCGCCGCCGTGCTTTGCGACAGACCGGACAGCATCGCACCAAGACCAGCCTGTTGCGCGCCGAGCATATCGCCGCCGCCCTGCCCCCCTCCTTGCCCGCCACCCTGTCCGCCCATCTTGGACAAGCCTTGGCCAAATGCCTTCATGTCGAACCCGCCGCTTGCCGCCGCCTCCGGCGCAACCGTCGTCACCCATGAACCAATCGGACCACCCGCAGAGTATTCCCGCAGCGGAACACCGCCCCCCGTCGCCTTGGCCAGCATGCCGCGCACGGCCGTAAACGCCTTTGCCAGCCGCTCATGCGGGTCGTTTTCGCCAGAATCGTATGCAGACATGCCGACACTACCCCCCCCGGAGCGACGCGGCTCGCGCTCGGCATGGCGCGTCGCCTGATCGTAGTCGACAACCTTGATACCATCGACGGACCCGACCGCCTCCGGCATATGGTGCTCGACGTCCTGCGCCATCAGACCAATCTGCGTCTGAGGCGAGCCCTTATAGTTGAACTTGTAGATAGGCTGTCCGTCATACGTCTCACCGATCGGCTTGATATTGTCCTTGATGCGCGCGTCACTGCCCATGGCCGCCATTGCCGCGCCGAATAGCCCGGCGCCGACGCTGAATGGAGATGGCGTCGCCGTCATCGTGCCGGTGCCCGTCGACGTCCCCGTCGTGCTTCCGGATGCCGACGTTCCGGAGAACGGCGACAACTGCGCCAGCGTTTGCGCGCCCTGTTGCGTCAACTGGTAGGGCAGCAGATTGCCTTGCTGCTGATTGGCTTGGAGTTGCGAGCCCTGATTGAACTGCTGGCCGATCAGATTGCCGGCCGCGCCGATTCCTTGGAGCTGCATGCCGGCGCTGGTGCGCGCCAAGTCAGCCGCCGTGCTGAACCCTTGGTTGCGCAAGTTGGCGATCATCGGCAGTTGCGTGCGATTGGCGCTCTCCATCGCCAATTGCCGCGCCACGAGCGGTTGCGTCCCCGAAAGCGCGCCGAGTTTTGCGGCGTTGGCATTCACGCCGGCAAACTGCCGGGCATTCTGCGTGTTGAAGTCGGCCATCGTCGAATCGATGACCTGTTGCTGGTACGGGCTCTGAAACATCGCGATCCGGTTCGGATCGAGCCCGTTGGCCCCGATGTTGAGCGCCGTGTTGAGCAATGGTTGATTTTGACCGATGGCCCCCGTCTGCCACTGGTTCGGCGCCGCCCATGCATTGGCGAAATTGGCCGGCGTGAACTGTCCAGCCACCGTGTCGGCGTAACTTTGGATGCGCGGCGTGAGGCCAAAGCTGCCTTGATTCTCGCTCGTGCCGCTCTGCTCGCTTTGCTGATCCTGCGTGCGCGAGTCGCCAAAAATGTTGGAAAACCACGACATTATCGCATCCTTTCAGCGGTGCACGTCCAGGCATGGCCCATCGGATCACCCAACGCGCGCGTCATCAGCCGGGATTGCGCCTCGGTGCGACGCCCGGCTGGAAGCTCAAAACGCACATCGAGACCAAGCCCATCCGGAGCCGGCTTTGCCAATGCCTTGGCCCACGCGATCATGTCTTGCTGGTGAAGGGAGCGGCGATGCTCCGGCATCACGAAGCACCACGCGACATGCAGAAACGGCACGTCGCACAGAATTGGCCGTTGCTCCACGACACAGATCGACCCCTCGACGCGCTCCTGCCCGGCGATGGCGATAATGGCCGTCTCGTTCGACTCGCGCGGGTTGAAGGCGCGCGACATCAACCCCTGCAATCGCACAGCGGAGAATTCGCCGCGTCCCACCTCATTGTGGTACGCCCGGCAAATCTCAATGATGTCCCGCGCGTCGCGCTCATTCGCGATGCGGATACGGCTCGGGTCGGGGCGCCCGGTCATCATGCGTCAATCACCCCTTGCTCGGCGGCGGCAGCTTGGACAGCGTATCGATGTGCTGCTTGCGCAGCGCGAGCACCAGCTTGTCGAGCGTCTTATGACCGCGCGCCATGTCGCCTTGCCCGATCTGCAATACCTGCTCCGGGCTCAGCACGAATTCCCCGTCGCTGATCTTGATCGGCACCGGAGCGCTCCCGCCAGACGCCATTGCGGCGTGCGGCGACGGCTTGCCAAATGTCGCCTCCAGCCGCTTCATGCCAGCGCCCGTGTTGCCTTCGCCGAGGCTCGACACAATATCGGCCGGGACCACGAACGAACCGGCCGGGACCGAGATCGGCAGCGCATCCTCGCGACCCCCCGTCTCGCCCATAACTGGGCCGACATGCACCGCCCCGCCGTGCGTGTACCCCCGCGCGACGTCGAGCCCCATCTGCACCGCGCCGCCGGTTTGGCGCTCGGGAAGCTTCGCGCCCGCGGTTGCCGGCGTCGCCGGGGCGTCGATGGGCGGCCCACTCAAAAACCGCCCATCGGCGGCGTGATAACGCCCCGTCGATGGATTGAACCCAACAGCGTCCTTCGGCCGTGCCGGATGGCTCATGTGGGGATGATTGCGCTCCTTCTCCCCAGGAACGAAGGTCGGGCCGCCACGAACAACCGGCGGCAAACGGTCCTGATTGCGCGGAGGCGCGATCAGCGTCGGGCCGCGCGAACCGATGTTCACTGTTTGATCAGTCTGTCCAGACCGCAGCCCGCCACCTATATTGTCTCCAGGCGATGGACTCGCCGGCCGCAAAGGAGCCCCCGATGTCGAAATTGAACTTTGATGCGATCCGGGCAACAGCGCAGGATGTGCCGGAGCCCCCACAGGCAGAGCCGGAGAAGGCAAAGCGATATCGCCCGTACCGACACTTGACCGAGGATCAGATGCTCCGGTTGGAAGCCGCGCTTGGTCCCGAGTTCCAAGAACACCTTCGGAAAGCTTGCGAGTTGCAAGAGCGCTATCCTTGGCTGCGCTAGCCTTCGCCATTTCCTTGAAATAGCTCTCCGCAGCAGCCCCGGGGATTGCCGCGCCAGTCCTGATCGGCGCCAGCACCAAAGAGCGGGTCGCGTCCGGAATGAACGAGCCCAGAATTCCAGCCGATGCCCCTTCAACGGCGCTCGTGCCGAGCCGCTTCATCATCCCGACAGGATCGGTGAACTCCCGCCACGCCTCCTGCTGCACGGGGTTCATCCGCGGGAACATCTTTTCATCCGCAGCGTACCCCGCATACTCCGCCTTTCGCGGATGCTCTGGCGGCAACTCTCTTGCGTAAGCCTCGACGGCCTCCCGTTGAGGATTGAGGCGAGGGGCGCTGAATGCATCATAAGCCAGCGGGGCATTGATCGCCGCGAAAGCCAGCCCCGTACCCTCGGCAGCCGGAACGCCCAACCTTCTGAGTGCCGACGCCCCTTCGTCGAACCCCTTGAGTCCATGCACAACGCCGCCGCCAAGACCAGCGATGAACGGAAGCAGGCCGCCGGATTTCTCGTAAAGACGCCCGACGTCCGACGTGGCAAATCTGACATCCTTCTTCAATGCCTCGTCACGCGCAGCAACGGCGCGCGCGACAGCCGCGTCATATTCTCGCTGCCGGCTGGCTTTCGCCTCGGCATCTCCCTCCGCCTCCAGAACCTTTTGCCGCCCCAACACCTTCGCCATTTCCAGCATGAAATCACGCTGGATCGACATGAGAAGCTGTTGCTCTTCCCGCTCCGCGCGCGTCAAGCCCTGCTTCGTGCTTTTGCGCTCAAGAGAGCGCAGTCGGTTTGTCTGGGCACCAGTCAAACCATCCGCTCCAGCCCCTTGAGCGCCCGCCTTGCTGATCAAGGCGTCCAGAACGCCCGCATCCTTTGCCGCCGCTGCGCCGTAAGCCGCCCCAAGCATCTTAAGCCCATGAACAGGCTTGCCGAACGTCAGTGCCGTCTCCCACGCGGCGTTGCCAAAATTGGCAATCGACGGGTCGTGCGCAGCCTCGCCAAGGGCTTCGCCAGCGCGGATTGGTTGCTTGATGATCTCCGTAGCGATCTTTGCCGGTAGCGGGCCATAGTCGAGCGCTGCCGAGCCGGCCCGTTCCGGCAGCGGCCGAACGCGATCATACCGCCCAGCCGATCGCGCTTCGGGAGCCGAGCCGCGAAGATCAAAGGGGCTCGCGACATCCATATCGGAGCGCCAATCCGCCCCGCCGCCGTCCGCATACCCGCGAACCGCTCCGCCAGCAGCACGGCGCAGCCGGCTGGCTGCCGCCAGAGCCTTGTCGATCGATCCCTTGTTGGTCCCGGTCACGTCAACGCTCCCGCCCGTTGCGAAGCCCTTGCGCAAATCTCCAGCCGGCCTCTTGGTGTCGCCGGAGGCCAGCCACTCACGAAACGCGGGAACCGTCATTTCGGTCACGGCGCCGATACGGTCGCGACCCTTTCCGTCCGAAAATGCCCGCTCATAATCGGCAAGAGCGGCTGATTTGGACGAATACGACAGCATGCACTTGTGCTCGTCGAACCGCCGGGACGCGGCATCGACCTGATCGACAACGAACACCTTGTCGCTGGCGTGGTCGGGGCCGATGTAGACATCGACATGATCCCCGTCACGCCCCTGCGTGCCCCTCACATAGCCGTAGTGCGCGGGCATCCGCACCGACCACCGCTTGCCACCCTTATCGACACCCGAGCGTGTGGACCCCTTCGGGTTTTCAAGCGAAACGCCAAGCCCGTGGATACGCAATCTGCCTTTCGCATAATTGCCAGATTCGATCTGCGCTTCGCTAGGTTTTTTCGCAGTCTGCGCAGCCGCAACCCGAAGAGCCGCTTCGATTTCCTTGCTCATGCGACCCTACAGCGGGTTGAAGATGGCATAGGAGTAAGTCTCCGTTCCCGCAGCGGGCGCCCCTGACGACGTGTAGACCGTGAACGAGCCGGACCCCGAAACAACGTAGACCGCCAAGCTTCCCGCCGACGCCGACGTCGGCTGTAACGTCACGATGCTCGACGACGTGCATGCAGACTCGGTCACGGCCGTCGACGCCGCAGCGCTGAGCGTGAAGCTCCCCGTGTGCCGCGGAAACAGGTTCGTAATCACGTCGACGAGCTTGGCCATGAGCTGATTGCCCATCTGGAGCCGCGTCGAGACATCGTCCATCCCAGCCATCAGTATCTCCCGTCCGGAGCCCAGCGGAACCGCACACGCCCGAGCCGGACGAAACTGTCCATGTCGGCGCCAGACACCTTGATTGCCATTTGCCGCCCACGCAGCCTCGGATTGAGATATTGCGTCGACGCCGTGAAGGTGTACGGCCCGTATTCGCGCGGCGTGTCGCCGGGATACATCACGCTGTAGAGCGTGATCTGAACCGTGGCGTCCGGCGTGCCGTTATACGTGCCGTACTTGAAATCAGGTATGACTCGGTCAACGAACGCCACTTGCTCGGCATCACCGATGACCCAGTATCCGGTCGTGAACGACCATTCAATCGGCGTCCCATCGGCATTCTCGCCCGTCTCCTGCGAATAGATCACTCCGGCTGGGGACGCTCCAATCGGCTGGCCAAAAACGTTCTGGTCAACCCACGCGGATCGGGCCATCGTATTCATCGGCCCAATGTCCCACACCGGCTCGCCGCCCTCGACGATGTTGACCTTGACGTAACTGTCATTCTCGCCGGAACCGCCCGACAGGCTCGGGTATTGCCACATCACCTCGTTGAATGGCGTGTTCGGGCAGCATCGAACCTTCCAAGCGTTCGTCGTGTCCAAGTCCTGAAATACCGCATCCCATACGGAGCATGGAATCGGCGCGACGCCATTGCCGGACAGGACGAAAAAATTTGACTGCCCCATCCAATAGACGCTGTTGCCGATCTGCCCGACCGCGTGCGAGCCGATGGCGCCGCACGCCGAGGCGATCTTGTTCTGGCCAAACACCAACCCTTGTTGTGGAGCCCCCAGATAGTTGATCGACCACAGGTCCAGATCGGTCCACAACAGGGCTTGTTGTGGCGCCTGGAGTCCCGCCACGATCCGCGATCCGGTCGGGATGCGTGCGGAGCCCGCCTGGCTGAGATTGCCGGTCGATGGGTTGACGACGCCGGGCTCCCAGAACTCGTAATCAAGCTGATCCGACCATTTATAGAGCAGCGGGTCTTGGTTGACGCCGATGGTCTGAACCGCCGTCGAGCCCCACGCGATCAGAATTTGTGCCGGCGCCGCGATGAAAATGCCGCCGTTGAAGATCGGGCCGGATGACACCAATTTGGCGTTGCTGAACCCGCCACCCGGCGTCCATGAGTAGATCGCCCCGCCACCCGGACAGGCCAGCAGCGTGGAGCCCCAATTCGCCTGCGTCCAGTCGTCCGTCGTGACTGGATCGCCCGTTTGCACCGCCGTCGCGGTGCCCAGGCCATAGGTGCCACTTCCGTAAGTGCCAAGCCCGTACCCAACGCCGGTCGCCGCCGGCCCCAGGGCGATGTAATAAGATAGGCGCGCATAAGCGAAGCCCAACACCTGATTGATCGGTGTCGCAGCTACCGTTGCGTTCGCAAGACTCGATGCGCTGACGGTAAACGTGCTTGCGCTCGGCACCGTATTGACGGTGTAAGCCCCGTCGAGCGTGATGCCGGCAATCGTCACCGGGAACTGAAACACGAACGTGTTCCCGATGGCCAATCCATGCGCGTTGAGGGACACGGTCACGACGGCCGAGTCGAGCACGGTCGCCACGGACACGCCGCCTCCAACCGTCAGCGCCAGCGTCGTGGTCGCGTTGGTCGCTGCCGTGATGTTATAGCTGGTGGCGCCCGCCACAAGATCGATGGGGTACAAGCCCCACAGCAACGTTCCGCCAGCCGACCACGGCGTCTCAAAAAACACCGAGTCATACGTCGTGACCGTATCTGCGAGAGATGCGTCATGCACGGTCACGATCGGAGACCCCGCCGTCGTGTCGAACGTCAGCAGGACATTCGTCACGTGGATGGTCGGCGTAATGTCGTCGATGCCGCCGGATTCGTCGATAACGCTCAACGCCGTCGTCGATCCGGCCGACAGATACTTGTCGCCATTGATCGTCTGCCACGGCAGCAGATCGCGCGGGACGCCGCCGACCGCAAACTCGTAGAACTTCTCCCACCCGCCGATCTTTTGCGCCATGCCGGCCTTGAACCGGATGAGAGACGATGCGGAGTAACCGGCTGTGTTGGCCGTTTCCGTCAATTCGACGTTGACACCGGGCTTCAACATGACATCAGCGAACGGCATGCGGCGCCTCCAGCAAATGCGGCGTATCATCAGACGCACCGACACGATTCGCCGGAGGCTCACCAACGCCAACCGCATGGTTGAGCCGGGCGATAGCGCCGACGAGCCCGGCATCGTTGTTGCGGTGAACTTCCGCGCGCATGTTGTCGACGCTGGCCGTCGTGCCGCGCTGCTCCCTGATCAGAGCGACGTTGAGCAGTGGCACGTGGCTGATGGCGCAGCCCCACTGATCCATGTCGGCGCCCGTCTGCGGGTTTTGTCCGCGCAACAGTTGCCACCACGCGCATGTGTGGCACACCTTGACACACGGCTTGCGCCAGAGCGGGCAATAAGTTCCGTCGTTTGGATGCGATGGTTTTGGCGTCGTCATGCAGCCCTGATCCCGACGACCGACGTCACCGTCTTGACCCGCATGTCGATGTAATGCTCGTGCCCAAGCCCACCGCCGGCAACGCCGGTTTGAGACGTCGCCAAGCCCACGCCGACCGTATTCGAATTGTTGATCGCCGCCGCCGAGAATGTCGTCACCTGATAGTCGTGCTGGTGCGACGGAATTTGCGCCAACGTGAGGATGTGCGAGTCCGTAGCGGTTCTCGCGAACAATGTCGTGTAATTGACCGATCCAGTCTGCACCGCGCCCGTCGTTCCGATGCGGATGGCGTGCTCGTTGAATGTCGTGTCGAGCGTCCATCCCGCAGGAACCGAGCCTTGCATGAACAGCATCAGCGTCCCGGCCGGGATCGGATCGGCGTTCGTCGAGCCCGCGATGCCCATGATCCGGGGGCCATTGCTGTCCACCCACATGACTCCGCGGCGGCTTTGCGGGAGCGTCACCGATCCAGCACCATTCGAGAACGCCACCGAAAAGTTTCCGGACGTCAGATTTTCCCAATAAAGAAACCCAACCAGAAGATTGCCGCCCGTACTGACGGTAATGTTTTTTAGCAGCGTCCCTGTCATCCGCAGGGCCGCATTTCGGCACTCGCCAGCCGACATCGTGTAGTCGGTTCCAGACAGCGCAACCGTCGTAATGCCGCCGAGCATCTGATCGACATACTGCGTCATCTGGTTATTGAGGACGCTGCCCCACGTTCCGGCGTTCGTGCCGGTGGTCTGGACTTCCAGGCCCTTGTTTGTTGTTGCCGGCATCGATTATCCCCGTTGCGGTTGCGCCATCGGCTCAACCGGCTTTGATGTCCACGACGCGCCGCCGAACCGCTTGCGGGCCTCCCACACTTGAGCACTCGTCAGCAGCTTGGTGTATTGCGCCTCCCACGACATGGCCGCCTTCGGGTCGTCGGCCTGCGACCCAAAGTTGCGCTCGTACCCAGTGAGATAGACCATGCATGCCGCGATGTAGAGATCGGGCAGGTTGTCAGTGAGGTAAGTGTTTGCGTTCGCCGCCGACAGCACGGGCGGCTGTATCTTGCCAATAACCTCGACCCGATATGCTGCATCCGGCCACGGCCCGAACAGCACTTGCGCCTGCGATGATCCGGTGTATGTGTCCTGACTGATGTACGCGAAGTATTGCGGCACGGTAGCGCCGGTCGTGGACGGCCATATTGCGTCGAGCACATCGCGGCTTACGGGCGTCAACGGATGCCGCGTTCCGGAGTCGGGGCCGGTCGCAGCCGGAGTGATAACGTTGATGCCATCGACGACGAGAAACGTGCCGACCGTCGTCGGCAAGTTGAAGTTCCGATTGAGCGCAGCCGTCGATGCCGTGCTGTCCCGCACGTTCGCGACCAGCATGTCGAGATCGCGATAAATGCGGCCATCCGCATAAACCCACACGCTCGGCAGCACGGCGACGAAATTCGCGTCCGTCTCCGGGATTCCGGTCATCGTCGATAGCGTCGTGACGATCTGCGCATAATTCATGCTTCAACCCTCAATACAGAGTTGCAACGGAAAGCCCGTTGAACGAGCCGCCGTAGAACGTGCAGGCATTGGTTCCGTCCCCCTGCTCAAGCCCTTGGACATAGTTCCAACCGAGACCCGGGAGCCCGGAGTATGTCGGCGTGACGTTAGAGTTGAACGTGCACGAGCCGTTGCCGTAAATCTGCGACGCCAGCGACAAAGTTGCGCCGGCCGTTGTTGCGTTGACGCCGATCCGAATGATGGACGACGCCGTGGTGGCCGACAGAAGCATGCAGACGGACCACGAGGCGTCGACGCTGTCCTCGTTGAGCCCGCGCGCCATCGTCACCCGCATCGTTGTCGCGTCGTTGTACGACCGAACAGTCGAAGATGAGTAGGTGTGATTGCTCCCGCTGTCGCGAACGAACATCGACACACGCGCGCGATTGTAGGCATTGAACACGCCGATTACCCCAGCCGTGCCGCCGGTCGATGCCGCGCCAAAAATGAAATCAATCTGGCTTGATGTGTTCGAGAGAACCGTGCCGACGTAGGTGCCCTTCGTAGCTGCGGGACCGTTGGTGATGTCGTTCGCATTCGTCCACAAGCCGTTCGTGCGAGCGATTTCTGTTGTCCCCGCGCCCGTCCCGCGCGACGTGACGTAGGACGTTACGGTTTGCGTGCCAGATGACGACCCACCCGTCCCCACAAACGTGCCAGCCGCGGCGTTTGCGACCGACGTTGCCAGATTGAACGAGTTCGCCGATGGGCTTCGCCCGACGTAGTACACCGTGTTGGTCGTGATGCCTGTTGGCAGCGTTGTCCCCGTAACGACGACCGGCGTGCCCTCGGTCAACCCGTGGGCCGTCCACGTCACAACGGCCGGCGTCGCCGTGCTGATGATGGCAGACCCCGACGTCCCATAAGACCATCCCGGCCCGCGCGTGCACCGGATCGTGCCACTGTCATTCCACACGAACATATCGTAGAGCGCCGGCACGTTGGTTGCCGACCCGAACGTCCCGACCGCCGCCGGGCTCTTGGTCGTATCCGTCGTCGCTTGGCTCAATTCCGTAAACGGCGTGTTGACGAAGAACGCGCCATTGTAGATCGGCACGATGTTGCCGTTGTATGGTGTGTAATAGACCGTCGTTGCTGCCGAGACGGTCGATGTCATGACCGGGGCGCCCGTGCTCAACGTGACGCGCCCTTGCGGCAAGACGGAGCCGAGGATCGCGTTTTCCGCAAGCCCCAGGATGAACACTTGCGCCGATCCAGACAGACTGATGGCGTTATTGGAGTTGGTCGATCTGAGCACGTTGCGCGTCAGCGTCGTGCCCGCTGACGTGTAGGTGCCATACCCGACCTCGCTGTTGTTCGTGTCGGCGATGCCGTACATGACGACCTCGCCATCCGCCACGCCCGCCGAGGCAAACGACAGGTAAAGAACGCTGTTGACGGTAGCGGCCGACCCGAGCGTGATTGTGCCCGTGCCCGTTGTGGCCGTCGTCATGCGCGCCAAATTGTAAAGCTTGATGACGGCCATCGGCGTCGCATCTCCTTGTCATGGGCACGGAATCGACACGGGACACGACGCAACAAACCCAACGCCCAACAACGTCAGCAGATCACATACCCTCGCCCGACAGGCGTGTAGAACGGCGCATGAGACCTCGATATTTCTTGGTTGCTTCCAGCGTCAATGCGGGCCGGATGGCGAACGGGCAGCGAGAATGGGACGTACCAACTCGTCGTTCCCTGGTCTTCCGGAAACGGCTCTGCCGTGTAGGAGGGCTGATTGCCGACGTTGAGTGCCGGCCGATAGCGCTTCGGCTCGGACATCGGAACATCCCAGCCGATATTGATTGCCGGGAACAGGTTGCGCGGCCCGGCGCCGGATGGCTGCGCCGCAGACCGCAGCGCGGCAGCAAATCGCTTGGGCGCGGATAGCGGCACGAACCATGCGACATTGACGATCGGGACCAGATTGCGCGGCCCAGGGCCGGACGGCTGCGCCGCCACACGCAGGGCAGCGGGGAACCTCTTAGGCTCTGACAGCGGCACGAACCACGACATGTCGATGATCGGGAACGGATGAAGCGCCCCGGACGTGTGTGGCTGGAGTGCTGCGGGCAGCCCCTTGGGGAACCGCTTCGGTTCCGAAAGCGGCATCCGCCACGCCATGATGTTGGGCAACGGCGCGGGGTTGAACGCACCCTGCTGATGCAGGCTCGGATGCAGGCCATTCGGGAACCGCTTCGGCTCCGATAGCGCGTAGCTGATTCCGTAGACAGCAGCCGTGGCGGCGCCTTCCTCGGATTCACCGAGGGCAAACTGCCCGATCGCGCCGAACGACTGCATCATCTCGCGTTATCCGCCACGTCACCAGATCGTCACGTCAGTCCGTAGGACCGGCGCGCGTGGTAACTCGCCTCCCATCGATCCAGCTTGCGCTGGATTTCATCACATCCCCTTCCGACGCACGCCGGGCAGATAAGCCCGGAACAGACCCCGCATAGGCCGCCCATATCGGCCGGGTCCATCTTCGGCTCGACGGCAATGACCGTGTTACAGTGCCGGCACGTGAACGTGTCACACTCGCGTACCTTGCCGTTCGCCGTCGTCGTGATCAGCACGCCTTGCGCGCGGCGCATCGCAACTCTCCGTTAAAGCAGGGCTTTCATGGCGATCTCGCCCGCCGGACCTCCGGCATCGACGATTGCACGCAGGGCCGCTTCCAGCCTGTGATTGCGCTGTTGCAGCCAAGTCGCGCGATCCAGGGCGTCCGTATAAGCAGGCCCGTGATCGACGTGGACGTTTTCGGTCAGGCACATCGGACACTGCCCATCCATGCGTTCATCCAGCGGGCGAGGCCGCCGGACGAACCCATACTCGTTGGCCGCCAACGCCCGCACGACGCGAGAAGATGCCGCCCGGCGCGACTCCGCAGTGGAGTCGGCCGGATGGGCGATGGCGACCTCAATGACCTCTTGCGGGCAAGCCACGATCACAACTCCGTAAACCAAGCCTCGATGATTGCCGTGCTGGTGTAGGAAGCCGACTTGGCGCGCAGAGCGAACCCGTTGGCGTTCGTGGCCGGATAGACAAGCTCCCCCCCCGGAGCCGCGACCCAACGTTGCGTTGCGCGCTGATTGAGGGCCATCGCCAGCACAGACGATGTGGCCGTGACGGTCGGCTCGACAGTCGCATTGGCCGTGGCCGTGCCGCTGAACGCGGCGTCAGCGGGGTTGATCGGCACCGCCGTGACAGTCGTGGCGGTGCCGGCGGCCGTTTGGCGCGAGATGTCGAACACCAGAGCATTGTCGGCCGGCGTGCCGTCCGCGCCGAAAATGACATCGTAAATCTGACCGCGCCGCGCGGTGGCGCCGGCCACGATCGATACGATCGTCTTGTAGGAAGACGACAGGTTTTGCTGCGTGCCGCCCAGCGTGTTGTTGACCGAATAGTTTGCCATCGAGGTTCCCGGATCAGTTGACGACGCGCACAAGCTCAAGCGACATCGTGACCCGCGTCACGTTCGCCGTTGCGGACACAAGCACAAAGGCGATCACGTCGCCTTCGGAAAAGTTGGTCGTCCAGCCCGACGTGTTGATCGTCGCCTTGGTGCTGGCCGTTATCGTCGGCTGAGATCCGCCAACAATCGAGTTGCCTGCGTTGGGCGTTGTCGGCGGGTCGAATTGCGCAAACGTGCACTTGTAGACGTCCATGACCACGGTGCCCGTCGCGTTCGACAGCATCGTCGCCGAGTTGAGGTTGCCGTCGAACGGCACCGTCAGATACCCCCACACTTGCGGCGTCAGATTGCCGCCCCCGCCGTCGATCGTGAACTCGATCGCGGACGGCAGATTGGCCGTCAACCCGAGCGAGGCGAGCAGACCCGACTCCGCCCGCTTCGTCACGTCGTTCGGGCTCGTCCCCTGGACCACGGGCACCCACTCGGTTCCATCAAGGCTTGTCGCCACTGGAAGCGTGAGGATATTCGTCGTCAATGGCGTCGGCATGTCTCACGACCTCCGGAACACGAGACCGAGCGGCGCGATGGACACAGGATTGCCATCTGCAATCGTCGGCGAAGCACTGACGGCTCCTTTCCAATACAGAGCCCCCGACACGGACGCCGAATAGAACGCGATCCAATTCACGTTGGTCTGGCTCGCCGACTCTGTCGTCACGACAACATAATCGGGGTTGACGTAGACGCTGTTTGCCCGAGCTAGGGCGAGTTGCGACGCGATATCCGTGCGCACCGACGAGCCAGTGATGGCGGCCAGCACCGACGATCCTCCGTTCTCCGGTTCGCCTTTGAACAGATCAAGGTACGCCGTCGTTATCGTTGCTCCGGGCGCGTCGATAACAGCCTGTAGGTACGACGTGTTGGCACCATCGGAGGGATTCGGCAACGCCGTAGTCATGTTCACGCCGTCTTGGGTCGTGATAATGCTGCCGTCTTGCGTCAGCATCCACGACGCCTCATCCATCGTGTATGGCTCCGGGCGCGCGTTGAAGATCGGCGGTGGGTCCGGCGGGAGAATGTATGGCGACAACTGCGGTTGCGGCTTGTCATAGCACCGCGGACACACGAGCAGTCGCGTGTTCTGCAATTGCGACGTGCCTTGGTAGTCGTACTGCCACGTCAGCTTCCACAGATTGTGCACGAACCCGCAGCGGTCGCACGTCCCCCATGCGCGCGGGTTCTCCGGATCGACTGCGGCGTTCTTTGGATGCCATCTATAGGCCATCGATCACCGCCAGTAGCCGTCTGTCGACGGCTGGAGATAGATCGGCACGTCCTCCTGATCCTCGATTGCCGCGTCGGCCCACGCTTCCGCCGCATCGGCCTTGCGCATGGCTTCACGATCCGGCGCGTAGATGCGCGCAAGCCTGTATGCAAGCTCCGACACGTAGACGTCCAGCCACCTGTACGGCAGATCGAGTGTCGCGCCGGATGCGAGGCTCACGTCTTCGATCTGTCGCACAACACGAAGGTTCAGCGTGTACGTGGCGCTGTCGTCGGGAACCGGCCACATGGTGATTTCAGGTGTTATTTGCCGGTTATACCAGTACGACGTTGGCGGGCCTGATTGCGTTTTATCGGGGATTGCCGAGTATTCGAACGTCGAATACGGCCACACAACCCTGTCGGTCGATACTCCTCCCGAGGTTGTCGACAGATATGCCGCCTGGATCGCAATCGTCGATGCCGGAAGCTCATACGTCGCCGTCCCGGAGATCATGCTCGTCGATATCAGCGCTGACGTCCACAAGTTCGGCTGGCGGTTGGCCAGCTTCACTTGTGTCAGGTTCGCTTCGTTCTCTGCGTCGGCCAGATGTTGCGGCGTGATCTCTGTCCGCCTGATGCCAATGCGGCCGAACGCGGTCATCGTCAGGTTCGACGCAGCCGGGTTGTAGGCCGTGGTGCCGGTCGACGTCATGCCACCATCCTCCATGCCGACTTAGCACCTGCCGACCTCACCATCCGCGCAGATGTTCTTGACGGGGCCGCCGCGCGCGTCCAGTCAAGATTGCGGGCAACCGATACCGCAGCGACAGCAAACCCTTTGACGGCCCCGCTCGACTTGATGACAAATGACGAGTGCGCCCCGCCAAACGTTGGCAGAAACGGCTCCATCCGATGGTCTAGCGCCCCGCCGATGGCCACAGTCGTTGTGGCATCGGCGCTCAATTCAAACGCTCCGACATCCACCGCCGCCGCCACGCCGACGACGGCGCGACCGACCTCGGCAGCTCCGATGTCGGAAACGTCCGACGTCAGGCCGGCTGAAATGGCGGCGCCTAGCGAGTGTTCGCCGGAGACGTTCGGCACGATCCCGTCAGCACCGCCTCCGACAGTCACGGAACCGTTGGCAAGGTCCGTCGTCAATTCCATGGCAGCAGCGACAGCGGAAGAGACAAGAACCGTCGCCGCGCCAAGTGTTTGGACGTCGGCAACGGCTTGATTTGTGGTTCCTCCGATAACCGGAACAACAGAACCATTGGCGGATTGCGCAACCGAACCGACTGCAGCGGCAATGGCCGCCTCGATCATGGCGGCACCGTAAGACTCAATGGCTAGTGCCGAAAGAGTCGCGTTTGCGAACGAGGATGCCGTGGCCGACCCGGACAACCCCGTTGTCGTGGCCCCAATCAGACCAGCAAGCCCGCCGGCACTAAGAATAGAACCGCCAAACGACGTCGACACGTCGCCAACAGTGCGGGCGCAATCGGCAGCCCGCACATCTGCGACGGTTCCGAGCGAAGACGCGGCAATCATGCCGACATCAGCCGCCGCTTCCCCAGATACGGAAACGCCGCACGCTGATGTTGTCGATACTGCCGTCAAAGACTGCGCTACATCGGCCGCAATGACCGTGTGCCCATGGGCGTTGATCTGAATATCCGCCAACGACGGGGCGACATCGCCGGAGATGCTTGTTGCCGCGACGCCAAGAAAAAAGTCGAGAAACATTGCCGAGCCGGCCGCGTCTGGATCGGCCAGCGAAAACACGGGCACGAATACGGAAGCACGCGCCCGGCCGCCTCGCCGGTATGCCCACCGGGACGGAGATGGATAGCGGCCATGACCCGTTGTTGTCATGATTACCCCTGCGTCCACGCCACCGTTCCGGTGACGTTCGTCGCGGTTGTCGTGCTTGGAATGAACACAAGATACGGCACGGTGCCTGCGAACATCTGAGGGAACCCACTCGTCAGCGCGTCGACGGCGTTCGGAGTGTTCGATGCCGTCAACTCCAGCGCCGCCAATGGCCTGTAGGCAACCAGATTCATCGTGCCAGACACCCACGACGCCGATAGCGTAAGCGTTTGCACCGAGCGGACGCCTTGATCCCCCGATTGAAGCCCGATTGGAAAAAACGACCCAGCGGATGGGCTGTTGGCGGTTGCGAACCAGTTCGTCGCCGTCCGCCCTGACGTTCCGTCCGAATTCGTGTAGCTGACGCTGATCGTTGGCGCTGCCGCCCCGGCTGCTGCGCTAATTTCAAGTCCAACAAGAACGCCGAGGCCGTTGGTGGAGCCGGCCGCGTCCCGAGCCGGCCATGTCGCCGAATTGATCGTTTGTGCAGCATTCGACGTGATCGTAAACCCGCCGTTGTGCCAAAGCCGATCACAAAGCAACAGCGTCCCTGCAATGGTGGCCTGCCCCTGAAAGCGCGCGAGATACGTCCCGCCCGCCGCTGGATCAGAAAACGGTATTTGCCCGGCGACTTGCGCCGATGTGCTCGACAAGGCGACCCCTGCCAACGAGGTGTTCCACGCTCCCGCGCCAGGGTTGCCGGCCAACCCCCAAAGAGATTGCGGCCTCCCGGCAACAAGCGTGGGCGTCGCGGCCTTTGTGAAAGGCCGAGCCCACTGCATCCCGGCGATAGCGCCATCAAGGGTTGTTATTGCCATGTCGGCTTATGCGTGCGGGGCTGTTTTGGAGAAGGTATTGATGTTGACCGTCTGACCACTGGCGATGTTGGTGTTGTCAAGAACCATATCCCCGCCACCCCCCGTCGCGGTGACGGACCCCTGCTCGTGGCACGTTGTTCCGTCCGAAGCGTAAAGCCGGTAATGAGCAGCCGTGCCCGCCGCGCTTGCCGCAGCAGTCAGCGGCAGGGATGTCATCGTTTTCACACCGGCCACCGCGTCTGCGGCCCAGTTCGCACCCAGCGAATACGATACAAGGACCGTCCCCTGATCGGCCGCCGCACAATTGGCCGGCGGTGCCCCCGTCCTGATTTTCAAGACGGCACTTGCTCCAATCGCCGTTTCCCATGCGTCGACCAAGGCGTTGCGCACTGCCATGGAGTTTTGAACAGCCATACTGGCCCCTCAGTTGTTGGCCAAGCCCATTGAAGATCACGACAAGTACGTCTGCCGGAACGTCGCCGTCACCGACCCGCTTCCCGAATTCAGAATGACCCGCGCGTAGAGAGGCGGATACGCAAAGAAGCTGAATTTCGTGGCTGTTGCCGCGACGACCGCAGCATCAAGGCTGTCGATCCACGTCATCGAGGCTTCCGCCGTTGGGCTTTCGGTTCTGTTCGGGTCGTCCATCGACATTTCAACGTCGTAGTTCACCGTCCCCGACACCACCGCCGCAATCGACGTTTGCGCGTTGGCAGCCAGATCGTCGAACCGCACCCATGGGCTTCCGGCCACGCCGTTAGTGCCGACCGTCACCGTCGTTGCGACGGCGCCGGACGTTGCAATGCTTGTGATCGTCAGATAGTCGAGAACGCTCGATGCGGCCCCCGCAGAGGCGCCCGTGATCGCCTCAGAGCGCACGTTACCAGCCCAATCCGTTCCGGTCAGGGTAAACGTGACCCCCGTGTCATTCCCACCCGACGTGATGATCACGCGCCGCGCCATATCGAGCGTCGCCGGAAGATAATGACCGACCGTGATGGCGCCCGTCGTTGCGGCTGACGACGTGATCGAAATAATCGTGCTGTAAAGATTGACCGATGACGCCACGGATGCGTTTGGCCCGGCGATGACCTCGGACACCACAACGCCGGGGCCGAACGTGGCGGATGTTTGCCGAGTGCCGACGACCGTAAACGTCTTGGCCGTCTCGTCTGCGGCCGACGTGATATAGATACGCGCGGGCGCCGGCAGATAGGCGACAGCGGCGCCGGCAGCCGCCGTGCCGCCGGCCCCGGCTGCCGGATTGGTTGTGGCCAGCGCGCCATTGAGCGTCAGTGCGCCCGCCCCAGACGGCGTCTGCGAAAGACAGATGCTATTGGCTGAAAAGCTCCCGGCGGCCCCGTTGAGCACGAGGTAATTCGTGCCAACCACCGCCGCTTTTTGCGATAGGCCGACCTTGTCCGCAGCAGCGCTCGCCAGCGGGCCGACCGTCACGGTGATGGGATGCGCCATATCTCATGCCTCTTAAGCGTGCGTAAAGGTGGTGGGCAGCCGGTCCCGGACGGCTGCCCACCATGGGTATGATCAGCACTTGCCCTTGGCGCGACCACCCATTCTGCGGCCCGGCCGGTCGGTGCGGCCCTTGGGCACGCCATCGACACCGATGCCGCCCATGCCGACCTTCCCGGTCGTTGCCCCCTTGGCCATATCCATGACCTTGGTATTCGTGCCGTAGGCGGGCGCTTTGATCCCGCCCACGTCCCGCGTCTTTCCGCCGGCCGCGTAGCATTTTTTCATGTCACGTCACCCGATCACCCCGCGATGCCCTGCCGATCCTTGGACACAAGGATGTAGTCAAGGCTCATGACCTTCGCGACGGCTTCGCCGTTCTGGACGCCGAACGAGAGCGTCAATTCCTCGTCGTCAGGGAAGTTCGTCGTGCTCGTCAGTTGCCCGGCGATCACGTCGTTGTAGTAGACGTTCATGACGCCGAGCGCCGCATCCCAGTGGAACCCGCACGTAAAGTACGTGTCATCGGCGATGGTGCCGACTGTCACGGTGGATGCAGTGTCATTCTTCTCGGCCCGGAACGTCATCGACGTCGAGCCGTCAGCCTTGATGAAGAACAAGCCGTCAGTCGCGTCGAGCGGCGCCGTGTCGGTGATCTGGAGCCCCATCACGAAGTCGGATTGCGTCGCATCCGACACCTTGAACCGAGCTTTGAACCACATCGACTTGCCGGCTTCCCATTTCCACGTCTCAACCGTCGCCGCAGACGTGTTGCCGGACCATTGCAGAAAGTTGTTGTTGTCATCGACGGCGCCGTTGGTGATAACCAGAACGCCGCCATCGAGGTTGCCGACCGCGCGCGTCCCGGTTCCCGTTTCCGTGATCGTCCATTCGGCGGCCGTGTAGTCGTCGAAGTCGTCGAACCACGTATGGCACCGCGACGGGTCCGGGAACACGAGGCTCCCGGTCGTCGTGCTTTGCGCGACGTTGGTCACGCCGCTGAAATGAGTGACACCCATGTGCGTGCTCCTTGTCTGGCGGCGCCGTTACGCGGTCGGGAATGAACCATAGCCGCAACGCCAGTCGGTGTAGATCGGCTGCGCACGCTGGTACGCCTTGACGAGAAGATTGTCGGTCGTGTTGTCGACCCACATATCCGTCTCGTAGGCATCGCGCTCGAAGAACTTCAGCCCTTCGTTCTGCGTCAGCACGAACCATGCGTAGTTCGAGGTGAGGTAGTCGACCACCATGTAGTCGGTGATGCCCCCCTCGACCGTGCGATCCGCGTTGATGTCGTTGTCGGCGGTGCCCGGGCGCAGTTGCGTCTTGGTAATCCGCTCAGCCACGTCCATCAGCGCCACCGGCACCATCAGTCCGGCCGGCTTCGCGCGCCCCATGATCTTCAGGTTGCGCTCGTCCACCCAGTTGGTCCGGATGTTCTTGATCGCCTGCATCAGGCTCGTCTCGTTGAGATCGAGATCGGTCGCGAACCGATTGGCCGCGGTGCCGCCGTCAACCGGATGATCGGTGGCAAACAGCGCCTTGCCGTCGCCGACGATCGAGCTGTCATAGGTCGTGCCGTTATTGAAGACGTTGAACGACTGGATTTCCCAGAACTCCTTGAACGCCTTGCCGAGGCCGAGCGCAGTCGGCTTGAACTCGGTCTTGTAGAGGTTGTCGCGGATGGCCTTGCGCGTGATGGCATAGGCCAAGCCCACTTCGTAAGTCTCTGCGTTGTAGACCCAGCGCTGGCCGGCGGCGTTGTCGAAGCCAGTGGCGCCGCCCTCCTGCTTGAGTTGGGCGAGACCCATGTAGGCCACGTGCGCCGTGCGCTCGATCTGCATCGTCGAAGGCGTGACCTTGAACACCTTCTTGTACTGCGTCGGGATGTTGGGGTACTCGCCCTCCACCTCGCGCAGCCCCGGACGGAGAAGGTCACGGATTTGAGAGGTATTGATAGCCATGTGCTATGCTCCGGCCTTCCGGCCGTCCTTCTGAGGTTGCTACGAGGCTTAAATGCCGGTGGCGCCGGTCGTGTTGATCGCAACGACCGCCCAGTTGTAGGCGCCCGCCTGCGTGCCCGGCATCAGTGTCGAGCCGCCGCCTGCGCCCTCCGGATTGTTGCCGGAAGCCCAATTGGCCCACAGATCGATGATCCGCAGCGGCAGCGTCGCGGTCGTATTGAGCGTCGTCGTGTCGAGATACGACCCGGACATGCCCGTGGTCGCAGAGCCGGTGCCGACCGCGATATCCGCGTTGGCGCCGATGTCGGCAAGCGTAATGCCTGTACCATCGGTCTGGATCACGAACAGCGGCGGCGGCGACATCGCGGCAGGCACGAACTGCGCCAGCACGGAGCCCGAAGCGGCGTCGGTGCCCGGCCAATACTTCTGCGGCACGACGGTCTGCTGCGAGTTCGAGGCGTAGCGGCAGCCGCTAAAGACGCCCCAGCATTGCGACACAGCGGTGCCGGCCGTCCACTGTGCGAGATAGCCCGTCGACTGCATCTTGACCAGATCGCCGGTATAGATCGCCGTGGTGTTGGAATAGAGAATGCCGTTGCGGCGCTCCTGCAAGGACGAGTTGGTGACGCCACCGCCACTCAGTCCAATGAAGCGGAGCCCGAACGGAGCATTGGTGTTTGCCATGGGAGGCGTGCCCTTATGCCGCGTGGCGCGCGCCCATGTCCGCCGCTTTGTGAAAAAGCGGAAGACGGGCCAGCGCCTTGGGGAGATCAAGGTTGCAGATCGGGCGCGTGCGATGCGCTCGTCTGCGGCTGGCCCAGTCTTCGGCACCCGGATTTCTCCGGACCTTTACGCAACCGCCTACGGCGGTGCTGGGATCGTTTCGCGCCAGCGTGGCGCGTATGCCGTTACAGTACGATGTGACTTTCTTTTACGTGCCCGCGAGCGATTCGAAAAGCGTTTTGTGCAATCAAATCGCGCGCACGTTCGTCACTGACATCCGCTTGAGCACATCCGCTTCCGCGCCCACCCGCCCCGTCCGCAAGTATTCCTCGAACAGGACCGCTGTTGCGACCACGTCTCGCGCCGTCTGGTGATCGCAGAAATGCAGAGCCATTTCCAAGGCCGTCAGGCGCGTAGAATCGACGCCATCGGCGCGATTTGGTTCAGATGCGGCGCTCATTCGTCGACCTCGTACTGGTAGCTGGAATCCTGCACGCGAGCTTGACGCTCGACGCGGACGCCAGACACGCGCCGAGCCTCCGGATTGTCATAATCGCTCACCGCAGCCGCGCCCGGCGCAGCGCGACCATGGAGACCAGCCATGTTGCGCGAGATGTCGATTTGCGCGTTGGCCGCCTTGCGTTCCTCACGCCGCGCCAGCGCCGTCAGGCGCTCGTCACGCTCCATCAGGATCATACCGCCGCGTTTGATCGGACCCTTGAATCCACGCGGCATGAAAATGCCATCGTGGCGTTCGGCGGGCACAGGTTCCCACCCGTTCTGTGCCAGCTCGACTTGATGATCGATCCAGTCCCAGCCCTTGACGGTTTCCGTCTTCCATTCATACGTCCATCCCTCCGGAATGATGGAGCGGTCGAACGCGAATTTGTCCTCGTTGCCAGTGAACTTCAGCGTCACGGGTTGCCCGGCGCGGTTGCGGATCACGTTGTCCCGAACCGGCGTTCGTTGATCGGAGCCCGGATCGGGCGGCACATCCCGTGTCACTGTGCGCGCCACGGGCTTCTTCGTAACAGCCATTTCGCTCTCCTCGATCAGACGCCGTGGTCATAGTCAGGGTCAAGATACTCTTTCGGCAGCTTGCCGGCCTTGATCTCGGCGACGATGCCGAGCGCGTACTTGGTGGCATCAAGCCCGGCCTCACGCGCGAAGCGCGCCAGCGCTGGCGGCAGCCGCACTTGTGTTGCACCCATGTTGCGGGACGAAAACACATTTCCAGCCCGCGACACGGGAGCGGCCGGTTTGGCGCGTGGCGTCGGAGCTGCCGGAGCGGCGCGAGACGACGCCGGCCTCGTCTGCTCGACCACCAAGCCATCGCCGTCGCCACCCTTGTCAGGAAAGAACTTGGCATCGAGCGCCGCCCGAAACCCGTCCTCCTTCAATGCCGACTGGCCATGCTCGTCCGCATAGTCCTCGACGAACCGGAGCAACCGTTTGTTGAGGCGCGGATCGGTCACGTATTGCTTGTTCTCGCGCAGCCAATCGGCGCCGTCGTCGCCGATCGCCTGCCGGGCCGTATCGATCCATTCGTCGGGCGTCGGCGCCCGCGGCGGCGGAGCTGCCGGCTGCGCTGGCGCGGATGGCGTTGTCGCCCCTCGATTCAGAAGGTCATGCGCCTCCCGAACGGCGGATTCCGCTGCGACCTTGCCGCTTTCGAGTTGCGCAAGAGCCGCTTCGGCCTTGGCAATCGAGCGTTGCGCCGCAGCGGCCCGTGCGTGCTCACCGGCCTCAGAGGCCCGCACGAACTCTTGCTCAGCCGTCTGCGCCTCGGTCTGCGCCGCGCCGATCGCGCCGACGATCTGCTGATAGTCCGAGTAGACCTTGGCCGCATGCGCCCGCAGCGTTTGCCCCGTCCGCTCGGCAACGAGCTGCGATGCCTGCTCTCGATCCGCAAGCGCTTGCGCGGCGATCTGCTCTGCACGCGCGGCGCGCTCGGCCAACTCGTCACGCTCGCGCTGGAGACGTTCACGCTCGCGGCGGTCCCGGTCTCCCGTCTTGACGGCGCCATCCGCATCCGGAGCCGCACGAGCCGGCTTTGCCGGCGCCACAGGATCGGTGCGCGGCAGACCGTCTGCGTCTTGGCCGAACTGGATCACATCGCTTGGAATCTCGACAACGAGTTCGTCGTTTTCGCCGGCCATGATCACCACACCATGTCAGGATGAGAGAGCTTGCCCAGAATGTCCCGCTCCACGAACACGCGGCAGAACACCTCGTTCACGTCACACCCGATGCCGTCGCTCGGGCGGAACCACACCCAGTCCCCGACGTCAACCCTCTGGCCGTGGAACTTCGTCACGTCGTCATCGACGTAGGCTTGAGGCCCCTTCGCAACGCAGAGCCCCACCTTGCCTTGCCAGATGTACTCCTGCAGGTCTTCATCGGTCATCGCATCGGTCAGGATGATGCCGCCAGACGTTTTCTGAACGAGCGGCGGCTGATAGACCGCGACGAGAATGCGGTTGAATTGCACGATCTCTTGCGGCACCTCGCCGATCTTGGCCATAAGGTCGGCGCGCGGATCGACCGTATGCTCGACCGTCACGTAATTCATCACCCTCTTGCCGGCGGGCGTTCGCAGGTTGATGCGGCGCCGGATCGGCTTTTTGGCCGCCAGCTTGCCGATATCGGGCAGTTTCAGTTTTTGGGCTGTCGTCATCTGGGCTCTTTCTTGCGATCGACGCGACCACTCATTTCGTCCTGCGTGGCCTCGATGTGGGCCAACGCCGTTTTCAGGCCGGATATCACACCCACTTGCCGGGCAACCCGCATGCCGGTCGCCGCAGCGTCATCGGGAACAATGACGCTACCGCCACCAAGCTCGTTGTGCCGCGCCGTCAGGTCATCGATGATGCGCTTTCGAAGCGTCTCCACGAACCGCGCTTCATAGGGGATCATTGCTTCTCCGCCCACCGCGAGCACGTGCCGCGATCGGTCGTCATCAGCGGCGTGGGGAGCGCGCGCCTGGACGGCAGACATTGGCCGATGACGGGATCGGACCCCAGCGGCGCCCATCCGGCGCACGTTGCGCAGATGTGTGGCTGCGACTTGATATTGGCTTCGACGGGCGCCGCTTGATGCGGCGCGTCCTTTGCGCGGGCCATGGAGTAATACCGGGATCGACGCGCACTGCCTTGGCTATACGTGTGATTTGCTCAAATGCAACGCGACAACAGCAACGCCCGCGCGTCATCGTTGCGCGGGCGTTGCTTTTTCGTCACTCCCCGTACTTCTTGACCTTCTCAAGCCGGCCCTTGCCGCCGCCAGCGCCGGCATCGAAACCCGTGAGAGCCGGGCCGCCGGCCGCGAGCTTGGTCATCGGCTTGCCGGGGTGCATGGCCTTCTCGTGCTTGTGCACGGCGGCCTTAGTTGCTGCCTTGTCCTTGGCGGCGTCGCCATGGACGCGACCGCCATGCTTGTGCATCGGAAGCGGCGGCCCACCGGGGCCCCCAGGCCCCGCCATCGGACCCGGCGGCGGCATCGGAGGACCGCCCGCGTCCTTCATGGCCAGCGGCATGCCCTTGTCGTCGCTCTTCGGAACGATGATGACATTGACGTTGGTGCCGGCCTTCTTGGCGTCCTTGCCCTTGCCGACGCGGCCGGGCATCTTGCGGCCGGGGCGGGATGTGGACATCTTGGCCGGCGCGCCGGCAACGCCCATCCCTTCGGCCAGAGCCGGGTTGTCGCCCTTGACGATGCCTCCCGTAGCGTAACCCTTCGCATACGACTGCCGGGGCGGTTCGGAGCCGCCGCCGTACTTCGCCAGAAGCCGCGTGTTGCCTTCCGCGCCGGAGCGCGCGATCTTGGTCATGTGATCAGTCCTTTGGGTTGGTGTACTCGTCAAGAATCGCACGCGCACGCGAATCGTCGCTGAGCGTCGCCGGATATGTGCCTCGGCTCGCCGCGCGGGCTGGCGCATTGTGCGGCACCACAGGTCCGCGCGCTCCGCCCATGTAAACGAATTGTTTGTCCTCCGGCACATCGAAGTCGTACCACGGCGGTCGATCTTGGCGGTGCCTCGGGAGCATCTTCATTCGACGCTGAACCGTTCGCGCCTCGACCTCGCCGGCATAGCTGCGATATCGATCAACCGGCGACTGGCGCGACACATCAAGGGCGCGATTGTACCGGCGCAGCACTCGGTTCAGAATATCGTCACCTTCCGACAACTCGAATTGGACCGCTTGCGCCGCATCGACGCCGTAAGGGTTCGTTTCGCTTTTGACGCCCAGCCGTTCCTGCCACTTGCGTGTCGCCTGATCGATGAACGCCTGTTGTTCCGTGTTGCCGCGCGCGGCTTCGGCCATGATGTAGCGTGCTTGATCCGAGTGCGCGTCCTGCATCTGCCGCGATTTAACCATAAGCCCGTCTGCGAGCAGTTTGGCATCAGCAATGTCGCCGGCCGCCGCCGCCGGGTTCGTGCCCGTCGCAAATCCTTCGTCCCTCTGTCCCTTGTGCGCGAGTTCATGCAGCAGCGTGCTTTTGGTCTGAGGGTCGTAGTCCTTAAGCTTGTCGAGCCAGATGTTCTCGGGTCCGCCTCCACGGGTGAAATTGGGGGCATAGTAGACACCTGCCGTACCCATCTCTTTCACCGGGTCCGGCGTTCCGACGCGAAGCATCATGTCGCCCCAGTCGGGATAGGCCGCGTAAAGGTCCGGATGATCCAAGAATCGCTTCATCGCCCCCGTCGTGCGGTTGCCCATGAGTTGGATCATGGCATCTAGGCCGGCGCGCTCTCCTTGCAGCTTATGCACGGCCGCCATGTCGCCAGCTTGCGCCGCCTTGACGATGTCGTTGCCACGCGATGTCCATTCGGCCAGCAGGTCGCTGGTCTCGCGTCCGGCGTAGGGCTCGATCGAGCGGATCAGCGCGCTTCGGCCCAGCGTCGGGCTTCGATCATTCTTATACATCAACTCGATGTACGCCTCATGCGGCGTGTAGGGATAGGGGTTGACCTTGGCGCGATGATCGCTGATCTCGAACCGCCACTGATCATCCGGAAACTTGCCCCAACCCGTATCCTTCCATATTTGGTCGCGGTCGACGCCTTCCGCCGCCATCTTCTGCGCTCGCTCCAGCGCGCCGTGATCGGCCGTCTTGGCGCCCCGGCCTCCGAAGATGCCAAGCTCGTTGCGCCCGGCGGCAGGATTGATCGCCATGCGCGCGAGGTTGCCCGTGGCCGGCGTCAGCGCCCCGGCCATCAGATGCCCCATGAACTGATCGCGCTGCGCCGCCCCCATCTGCGACACGGGGAGGCCGGGGCCGACGACGGGCGCCTTGCCAACTTCCTTGGCGACATCGACCACGTCTTGAAGAAGTCCCGGCGTTGCCCATTCGGTTCGGCCATCGGTTGTCTGCCGGAATGGGAGCAGCGCGCCTCGGTATGCCTCATCCGGGCGCAACCTTGTCGGCTGCCGGTTTGCTGCCGCGTAGTTGGCGCGCGCCTCATCGTCGTAGTGATCGGAAAGAACGCGGCTGATGTCATCCGCCATTCTCATCTCCATGTTGTCCGGCGGCGGCGCCCGCGCCCATCGCCCCAACGGGGATGCCGTATCTTTTTAAGATGTCGACAATGTCCGCATCGAAAACAACGTAGTTCCTCGTCTTGGCCGCCGGGTCGGCGATGCCGCGAGAAACAGCGTCGTCATAGACAATGCCTGGAATACCCGCGTCCTTGATGGATGCCGATAAATCGCCCGCGTCGCGCGCGACGCGGGGCTTGACGATATCTTGCACGCTGCGGACCATCGGCGGTCCTTCGCGCTCCAACCTTAGGGCAGATCGGCGACGTACCGGAGACCCCGATTTGTACGAATCGGCAATCCTAGATTGCCAGTCGTGGCGCAGCTCGGCGTTTTGCTTGCCTATTATGGGCGCCAACGGCTCTATGAATTGCGGCTGATCCCGCAACGGCTTGTCCCAATCAATGAATCTATCCTTGTCTGCCGCTATGTTCACTTCGTACACGAACGGGTCTCTTGGCTTCGCCCCGGCGTCCCGAAGCTCTTTAAGCCGAGCAAGCGTTTGCTCAAGAATTTCCTTGTCGCCCCATCCACCCCCGATCTGAAACTCGGTCAACGGCTCTTCTTGACGAAGAATGTTCGCCAATCTGAATATCGGCTCGGACATGCCGCGTTCATTCGCACCCGCCGCAAAAATGCGTGCCCGATCTTCTGCTGGCATGCCCGGCCGCAGCCTAGCCACGCCGCCACTTTGATCGTCAACAGGAAGCGGCAGGACCGTCCCATCGTCTAATTCAAGGTATCGTGGGTCGTGCTGAAAATTCCTGTAGTATTGCCCCCCCTTGCCGCTCACTGCTGGGCTCTCCGCAAAGTATGCCCCGTCTCCATACGCCTGCGCGCCTTCCCCGGTCTTCCGCTTGGACAGGTCAAACTTGTCGAACTTGTGTGGAGACACGTGGAACGCCTTGATGCCGGGTCGAACACCAAACGGCAACGACATTGCCATCGAAAGCGCGCCGTAGCCGATTTTTTCAGGGTCGCCGAAGCCAACGCCCTGCGAGGCCATGCTGTAGCCTTGCGTGAATTGGGCGGGCAGATTCAGCGGGTTTTCAGGACCGACAAGATGCTTCACGGATGCGAAGTCGCGCGCGTTCGCGTTCGGCCCGTAGGCAACGTCCGTCAACTTCGATGCAACGTCGTCGTACCATGGGAAGTCGTATGGCTTCGCCTCGGGGAGAGGAGGACGCGAATCGTAAGGCGAGCGCGCGTTCATGTCGGAGCGCCAGTCGGCAACAGCGCCACCTTCGGCAAATCCGTCGTCAATGTTGTCCCACATGGCACTCATGCGTTTTGCCTTCTCGTCAAGCGCATGAAACTGAGCTTGCTCTCCCGGGGGCGCTTTCGCTAGATTGCCGCCGTACTTGTTGACGATGGCCCTTTGCTGGTCTCTGATGGCTATTACATCGTAGATAGAGCGCATCTCCAATGCACCGTCGCCAACCTTTGCCAGATTGCTCGGAGGACGAGACGCCTCGTCAACACGGGACAGCATACGCGAGAGCGTTTCATCGCGGTCTGGTCTGGCGCCGGGCCTTGCGCCGCCACCATTGATCACGTCGAACGGACGATGAAAGCTCTGACGGTCGTTAATGTTTGCAGGAACTCCGCGGTCAAACCCTGCGCGCAACCCGCCAACTTCCATGCTGAGACGGTCGCGCTCGTTGGCTAAAACGCCAAGCCGCGGGTTCACCATGGCAGACGTGCGCGCCCGCAGAATTGCCGGCAGATCATCCGGATACATGGCTTCGAGAGATGCTGCCCGTTGGCCCTGCGTTAGCGGCGGCAAAAACGCCCGCGCCGCGCCCCCTCCAAACCGGGCCAGCGCGTTCAGAATGGCGGCATTACCAGCCGCTTCACTGGGCTTTCCTTCGTGCAAAGGACGCCCCACCGATGCCGCCGCATCAACGAACCCAACCGGAGGCAGCCACGGGGCTGCGCTGCCGATCTTGTTTCCGTAGTGCATGGCATCGCGTGGCGATGCGCCGAGCGCTGCAAGTGCGTCATGCGCCATGGGACCGATATTGTCGGATGGATAGCGGGGAGCGGTTGCCCGTGCTTCCGGTAGCGACCCTCGCAAGTCGCCCGGCGCCGGAGCGTTCATGTCCGAACGCCAGCGCCAATCTTCACTCGACCCGTACTTGTTGAGGATTTTATCAAGATCGTCAGCCATGCCACCCCCTCACTGCACATAGCCGCCTTGGTCGCGTCGCTCTTGCAGAGCCCGCGCGATCTCAAGGGCCAACCGGACGCTCCAATCCGACACCGCTTCCGGCTGCGGCATCTCGCCGACGACACCTCCCGCCGCAAGCCCCCCGCCGTTGGATTTCGCCGGACTCAAAAACGGCGCCATCTGTTCGATTTGCTGGTCAACAAGCGGATCACTCAGCGGATGCACCGCCGTCGCTTGCGCCACCTTCAGCGCTTCAACCGACAGCTTGTTCTCCCGCTCCGCTTGAGCGTTGTGCATCTTGAAGTGTTGTTCCTGCTCCTTGATGTCCAAGCCGCGATGCTTGATCTGCAATTCAGCGACCGCCATCGGGTCGACTTGATCTGGCATCTCCGGGTCGCCCGGCTTGTTGTCCGCCGCGTGCTTGGCCGCAATCCGAAGGCTTTCGATGCTCTCCTTGCTCTGCCGGTCCTTTTCGGCATTCTGCGCCTGCATCGCGACCTGCTGCTCTTTGATGCCAATTTCCTTGGCCTTGAGCATGAGTGTCGCTTGCGTGATCGGATCGATTTGCGGCGGCCCCATCTGGGGAGGCGCCAGCAGGGATTGAAAGTCTGCGTCCGACATTTTGAAGACCTGCTTCACGACATGCCGGTCCACCTTGCTCATGTCATACATCGGGTTGCCCATCGCCATCTGCCGCAATCCCATCGCCATCAGGTTGCGGTGCATGTCGGACGGGACGTTGGGATCGGCGCACGGAACGATGTCGCAGTCATCGAGCGCACGCTTGAACTTATCCAGACGGGCTTGGCGCGCGGCATCGTCGGCCGCATTCCCCATCGCCGGGCGGCGGTTGCCGCGCCACAGCGCCTCGGGGTCTTCCCGGAACAGTTCGACAAGCAACCGAAATTCTTCGGACTGCGCCGCGTGCAACGCCTTATGCACGGAGCCTTCGATCTTGGTCGCTTGCTCGATCAGGGCGAGCGTGGTGCCAACGGGCGCGTCCTGCTTACCTTCACCAACCGGCATGTCGGCCGTGCCACCAAGGCGCTGCGCCACCGCCCGCGTCTGCTCCATGAGCTGAATCACAGCGGGGCTCACGTCCTTGAACGGCATGCCCATCACGACTTGCTGGATCGGCATGCCGTCCGTATCGATCTCGGCTACACCACCCGGGGGCACCATGATCTCGTTGCTCATCTGGCGCCCGGTGCCCTTGGCCTTGAGCAACCCCGGGTAGTTGGCCATCATGCCGCCGTCGATCGAGATGCGCATCAGCGCCGTCAGCGCCGACGCCATGTTGCCGAGCATCTGGCCGAGCCCGGACCCATAAATGCGGCTGACCCCCGTCGAGTAGGGATAGAGCACGAACGGGATCATGGGCGGGCGGTAAATCTCGTCGTCGTCCTCGATCCGCCAGTTGCGGCGGACCTCAAGAACCTGCCGCGTCGACTCCTCGATCGTCACCCGATAGGGCAGCGGCAGCCCCGAAACCTTCCCGTCAGCTTTGTGCTCAAACCCCTTGATATCCAACTTACAATAGCACTCGTAGACAGTGAATTCCTGATCCTCGATGCGCTGCGATTGCGGCGCCTTGCCATCGACGGATGCCAGCTTCTCCTTGAGCGGGCCAAGCACGCTTTGTATCGGCTCACCGAGCATGACGTCACGATAGACGCCTTCGAGCTGCATCGCGCGCAGAATGTCCTTAGGCATCGACACTTGGTGCGTCACGCGGGGTGCGTTCTTGAGATCGGTTGCCGACGCCGGCACGATCAAATCGGTGCCATCCACGAATTCTGAGACGGGCCGCTGGCGCAGCGGACAGCGGTAGACCTTCTTGAACGTCCCCGATGCGAGCCCGGTCCAGAACAGCATGTAGCGCGTGTCGGGATAGTATTCTGATGCCGTCGTTGTCAGGTAGTAGTTCAGGTCTTTTTCGAGCGCTTCGGCAAGCTCGTTCGATCCCGTCTTGTTGTCGGCGTAGTTGACCACCTTGACCGGCCCCGACGCCGGACACAACTCGGCATAAGCGGTCGCTCGGAACCGCTCGACCGCCTCCAGAAGGATTGGATCACGAACCACGGACGTTGAAACGCCAATGGCCGAGCGGGACACGTCCGACTTCGGGTCATCGAGCTTCATGCCAAGCAGCTCGACCGCCTTGGCGCGCATGGTCTCCCATTGCGAGCGGTCTTGCTTGTCCGCGTCGATCGCCACCAGAAGCTCTTCCGCGATGCGCGACAATTCCAGCAGATCGATCTTGCCGGCAAGGTTGTCGAAGTGATCGCCGCTCTCGTCTTCGCTCGCGTCGGCCCGCAACGTGGCGCCGGTCGGGTCAATCAGGATGGAACCGTCGTCGTTGGTGATTTCAACGGCCCCGGTTTCCGGATTGATCGTGATGTTATCGTTATCCGGCTCCGGTTCTGCCGGAATCTCGATCAGGCCAGGATCGGCATCGAGTGCCCCCGCCGCTTGAGATGTCGCCTTGCGCTTTGCCATGATATGCCCGGTCGGAGTGGCGCGAATGATTGAACGCGGCACATTCAACGCGGAAAGGTGGCGGCTCCGCCATCAGCAACGGAGCCGCCACGAGTGACCGCCGGGCTTGGTGCGTGCGGAAGCCCAACGATCCAACGGCACGCCCGGGCAGCGATACCGTCCCCTTGCACTGCAGGAAAAATCAAGCCCGATTCGCAGGGCGCACGCAATCAATTCGCGCGCGGCTCCTCCCCGGCCGCGCCATTCTCGGCATGCCGCGCAACGGCGGCCTGGACGCTCTGGAGAGCGTCAAGAAGCGTGAAGGCGTGCGCCAGATGCCGGCGCGCGAGCGCGGCATCGATCGCCATGGCTGGCGCGTTCTGAATGTGCACCACCAGCTCCATCAGATTGCGGTGGATGGCGCCCGCGACGTCGGATGGCGTCGGTACGTAGGGCATGGAGTCGTCTTGGGGTTCGGCTGTCATTCGGGAGCATCCTGCTCAACGCGCACGGATGCCGATGGCAATTAGCCGATTTGGTGCTGGAGTGCACGGCTTTACGGGAGTTCCGCGCTCCACCGTAGTCGGCTGCGTGGCAACAACCGCACGGTGGAGCGCGGGGCGGCGCCGCAAGGTCTCGCGTGCCCAAGAGCCTTATACTGGATACAGCGGATCGCGTCGAGCGCCCTTGTGCTGCTGCCGGTCGCGCTCGGCCGCCGCCGCATCCTCTTTTCGGATGGCAAGCCCTCGATCTCGCAGGAATTTCAACGCCATCGTGATGCTGTCCACGATGTCGTCGTGCGCCGCCCTTGGAAACGACGACATGACGCGCATCGCGTCGTCTGCGTAATCCAAGAATTGCACGTTACCGTCGTCAGTTACCTCGGCCGGCGCGTAGATCATGCCATCCGTAAACAGGTCGACCACCGCATGCGCTCGCGCCCACTTGTCGCCTCTGATGTCGATCGCCTGGACGCCGTAGTCGCGTCCGGCGAATAACCTCTTGAGCGTCCGAATGACGTCCGGCGCGCGCGTCTTGTTCTCGACGATTAGTTGGTTGACCCGGCGGCGCTGACACGAGTAGTGCACCCACTCGACGAGTCCCCACCTCTCCTTGGCGCGGCGCTGGTAGACCGCTTCGCTCTCGCCGGGCCGCTTTTCGATCTCCCCTGACGACAGTTCAGCGAGGCGTTTTTGCCAAGCGTCGACGAGCAAGATGCGCCGCTGCTTGCTGTGCGGATCTTCGTACACCACCCAGATCGTGAGCGCCGAATAGTCGTTTTCCTCTTTTTCGCTGAAGGCCGTATCGAGCGATGCCAGCACGTAGATCGGCTTGACCTCCGGGCGGAACCGGATTGCCCCGCCGGCCCGCTCGATCTCATGCACCTGCCACCAGTCGTCCTTGAAGATGCCGCCGCCGCGCGGCGTCGGGTTCTGCTGATACTGACCCGCCCACAGATATTGATACGCCCGGAAGGACGCGAGGGCTTGTGGGCTGAACCGCTCCGGCCACGCCAACTCGCCATCGAACTCGCGCGGATCAAGCCCTCCGTTCCATCCCGTATAGTGCGAGAAGTGCCTATTCGATTCGAACTCCATCGGGATCACGAGGTGGCAATACTCGTTGCCCAGATGCTTGGCCACAACGCCCGATGTGTCGTCCTCATGGACGCGCTGCATGATGATGACGATGGCGTCCCGCTCGATATCGTTGAGGCGGTTCTGCATGCCTTCGCGCACCCAGTTGGTGACGCTCGCACGGGCTTCGGCGCTTTCCTGCGTCCCCTTGATCTTGTGCGGATCATCGAGAATGACGCGATGGCCGCGCTCGCCCGTGCCGACGCCTCCGAACGAGGTTGCGAACTTGTATCCGGTCTTGTTGTTGGTGACGCGGATCTTGCCGTCCCCGACGACATCGAAAACGTGCCCCCATAGCGCCCGATAATCCGCCGATGTAATCAGGTCGCGGAATTTGGCGTTGTCGCGCTGCGTGAGTTCCGGGGAGTAGGAGAATGTCACCGTGCGCAGATGTGGCATACCGCGCGGCCCCCACTCCCACGCCGGCCAAAAGACGTTTGTGGTCAGCGACTTCATGAATCCAGGCGGAACATTGGCAAGCAATCTGTTTAGCCGCTTTTTTCGCCCGTTTATCTCGACAGCATCGTCATTCGTGATCGCCTCAAGATGCGCGCACAGACATGCGAGCGGCCACCCCTCGACGAATGGGTCAACAGGCTCAAGGACGTGCCAGAAATACCGGATGAACGCCATCAGGCCGCCGCGCGGCTCGGACTGGCGACGCCGCTCGGCTCGCATGGCGCGCTCACGCAGTGCGCGCGCCAGCGCAACGCGGCTTTCGCGGTCGACAACCTCGTCGTCGCTCATTCCGCGCCCGGCTTATGCGTCCAGTTTGAGCACACCGTCAGGTCAGACGTGTGAATGGCCTGCGTGCCGGGCGGAATGACGGGGTCGGCGCAAACGCCGAACGCCGCGACATTATCCTCCACGACGTTGGCAAGCCGCCGCCAATTCGCGCACGTTTCGCAGCGCCGCGACCATACGTTTCCGGAAAAGCTAGGATTTGCCATCGTCGTCCCGAGCGGCCAGTCGTTGCAAGACGATGGAGATCAGGCGCAGCCGATCGCCCATCGAAAGGGGACGCAACGCCACCCAAAGAACTCGCGCGATCTCGCGCTCTTGATCGGTCAGATCGTCATGATCCGCGCGCACGCCCGTCCAGCGCCTCAATCAGTGCCGCGTCGATGGATGCGGCCAGAATACGCAGATGATCGGTTGTGTGGATCACGCGGGCATTGACCCATGCACCGAGCCAGTCACGCACGATGCGCTCGCCTACGGTCATCTCCGGCGCAACGCCACAATCGCATGGCGCCGCGGGATAAGCCGGCGGCCCATGCAGGGCGCAATCGGAAGCGTGGAAGTCAGTCTTTGGCGCGGTCATCAAGCGTTCCATCCTCGTAGCGCTGTTCGAGGCGCCGAAGGCGGCGATGATTGTTGATCCGCGCGGCTCGATCCTCACGCTCCAAAGCCGCCTGCCGGCGGCGGGCGATTTCGCGCGGATGGTTCTTCATGCCGCGCTTGATCGTCTCGTCGAGCCGGCGAATGTCGGCGCGCTTCAGAGGGCTCACCTCTTGTCGCGCCAGCACCGCCAGCAATTCAGGGGATGGCTTTGCCATGGGCGAATCAATGCCGAGTGGACGATCCTTTGCCCTTAGCAGGGCTGGCCGCCTTCATCAACTGTTTGGCTTCCTCGTGGATGTACTGATCCAACTCGGCATCGGTCATCGCATCGAAGTCACCGGGGCCGCCTTGCTCGACCCGCTGCACCGCTTCACGCCACTCTTGCGGGCGCCGGTTCATAAGCCACAATTTAGCTGCGGCCACATCCGGAGGAACATGCTCGACCACGCGGGCGCGCACGATCTCGCCCTTATACATGAACACCCGCTCGGTGTTGTAGCTGTATCCTACGGCGCGCTGTGCAATAGACCGCTCAACCCTATCATCGAAATGACCTTTTTTGATCTTAAGGGCCTTGCTAAAGTCTTCATGCGCACAAGACCACCGCCATATGGTCACGGTTGTTACGCCGAATTCTTCGGCCAGCTCTGCGTCTGTTGCGCCACGCCGACAAAGTGCAGCAGCAACGAGTGCATATTCTGGTTTGTACTTTGTTGGCCTCCCCATCTTGGCCTTGATTTCTTCGGCCGTGGCGATGACGGGATCGATGTCTACTTTCGTAGTTTTGGGTTCCTCGCCTTTTGTACGGGCTTCGGCCCTATCGGCGGCGGCCTTGATGTCGCCTTTGTGGGTGCGTCGGGACGGTCTGCGAGCCATGGTCGTTCGGGCAACGGCGCCCTTCTCCTTTCTGCGTTTCCGGGATGCGTTTTACGCAAATAAAAACCCCGCCTGAGGGGCGGGGTCTGGAAGCTTTCATTGTGCGTCGGATCGTATCAGACCATCACGATGGTCCCGGCCCTCGGGGCAGCGATGACACGGCCTGACCGATCGACGTACTCGATGGCGCCATCCGAGCGCGTTCGCGCGTAGACGGTGTTGCCGGTCGACACCGTTGTTACAGCGGCGCACGTCGCTGGGTTCGAATGCGTGGCTTTCCACGCATTGCCCTGCTCCTTGTAGAGAGCTTCCCCAAAAGAGTTCGACATGAACCAGCGCTTGGCTTCGGAGCAATCACGCTGTTTAGCGGCATCGCTGAGAATGTTGGTTGCGTCCTGTGCGGTCGCCGGCCGCGTTTCGAGGGCGAGCACCTTGCGCACCTCATCCTCGATGGCGGAGGCGTGTAACACGCGCCCGTCCTGCTCGGCGCGATCCATCACGGCTTTGCGTATTTTCTCGGCAACAGCATTGATATCCATAAGTGTGGTCCCTTTGCTTGTGGTCGTCGGGATGCGCGGTCTGTGTAGCGTGTCAGATTCGGCCTTGGTGTTCGAGAGAAACGGGCGGCCCCACGACGGGAGGCCGCCCACGCTGGCTGGCCTGCGGGATCAGTGGCGCTCTGGCCACCGATCGTGGGGCGCGTTGTAATCGCGCCGCGGCCATCTGGCCGGCTTCGCGGTGCATGGGAGCAGAGCGGATGCAGCAGGCATGGGAATCCCCAGGATAGAGGGAGCGCAGCGTTGGTGGCCGTCTCGCCCATGTGGGCGTCCGCGCACGCTTATCATCGGTGTGGTGAGGTGCCGAGCCGATGGGTGAGTCGACCTAAAAACGGAAAAGGCGCAAGTGCGGATGTGCACGTGCGCCTCTGCCATTCTCGGCTTCTCCATAGCACGGGCGTGGGAACTCTTGTATGTGGCAAGTTGTCGCATATGTCGTTGGTATAATTATTCCGACCCGCATCGGCCGTCCCCACATCTAATGCTTCACCGCGTTTTTCGCAGCAAACTCATCGAAGGGGACCAGTTTGGCATCCATCCCGCCAAGAATTCTCTCGATCATCTCGCGCATGCTGTCTGGAACGGGCGGCAGCCATTTGGGCGGCAACAGAAGCGCAAAGCGCCCGGAAATCTCGCCGACATCCCACACCAGATCATCGACACGAAGCGGGTCGCGATGGATCATCGCTCGCCCCATAGCCTTGCTGTCCACCCAATCCCCGCTCTCGCCCTTGCTGCGCTGCACCACCAAAACAAGCAACGCCTCCTTGCGGTTCGGATCTTCGGACGGCGCCGAACCGTTCTCAGCCGAGTATTTCATGCTGTTGGACACCCACACCTCGCTCACTATGGCGTACCTCGCGACGCTCCAGCATGCAAAAAGAAGCTGGAAATACTTCACCAGCGTTGCTTCCTGATCTGGATCGCCGGTCGGGGCCGCGATGATGTTGACCTCGCCCGTGTCATCGCGGGGCACAAAAAAAATTCGCGGCACATCCTTGCCCTGCACCAACTGCTGCCGCGCGAAGTTCAGGGCATTGAGCGCGAGAGCCTTGATGTCGGCGTTCTTGCTGGGCGCGCCGCGTTCCGCTTGATCGGTCATGCCGGATCTCCTTCCCACATATCGAACCGCCATGAGTCCACGGCGAACTCCAGCCACGCCTCGACCCCATCACCCTGAGCGACGCACATCACCACCATGTCGACCCGCTCCATTATTCCTCCGTCGCGGCCTTGCTGCACAATCTTAGACGTTGCATCCGGGGTCATCGCCTCCGTCACAATGCCGAGACATCCGGGTTGGGGCCACTTGTAGATCGCGCATCCCTTGCGCTGCACGACGAGATCGCCGACCTTGAACGGATTGGGCCGCTTCAATGTCGGCAGCATGTCCAGAAGGACGCGGGCCTGGACATCCAGGGGGCGCGTAGACGTGGCTGCGCCTGAGTCCTCATCGGATTCGTTGTTGGCCATCATTCTCTCGAACAATTTTTGCAGATCGTTGTGACGCACCATGCTTCTTCCTTTCCATCCATCGTCCGTCGATAACATCACGCCTGCACCACTCCAAACGCCCGATAAACGGCTTGAAGTTCATCAAGTCGCCTGATGCTCCCGTTTCTCTGGGGTCGCTCAGCGTCAGCCGTGCACCGCAAATCGCCGTGGTCCCCAATCCCCGTGACCGCCCCATCACAAAACCAGATGCGAGGACGCGGCTGACGCGCGAGCCACGCCAGGGCAGGACCATCCACGACGTTACCCGAGCCGTGGCGGCCTCGAAGAGCGTACCCCTTTGCCATAAGTCTCCCGTTTCGAATTTTGGGAGCACCGGGCCGGCACAAGCGAACCATGCTCACACCAGCCTGGCACCCGGGGAACGCCGTCACTCAGCCGCAACAGGCTCCGGACTCGTCGCGCGAACGGTGGCCCCGTTCAACGCGCTTGGCGACGCGATGGCACGAGAAATCACGTCCCTGAACTCGGCGCCGGCCTCGCCGTTCTCGGCGGCTTCCGATGCATCAAGGTCATCGAGTTGATCCAACGCCTCCAGCACGACCGATGTGGATCGAGACGTAATCGCCGTGATCTGTCGCGCCACAACGTCGGCGACGGCCCGTCCCAACATCTCCTCTGGTGACACGACAGTCTTGGCCGGGTCGGCGAGCAATGCCATGTGCGCTTGCATGCCGGTCGCGGCCTCGATCAGCGCCGCTTGCGTCACCGCCGTATCGCCCGCTGATATCGCCGCGAGCTTGGAGCGCTCGACCACCTCCCGCACCATGGCCGGGATGGAGCCGGACAGCATCGCCGCCACCTTCCCCAGCTTCTCGCCGCTCTTGATCAACGACCGGCCGTAGATACGCAGGAGTCGCTCGACGGCTTCTGCGTCCGGCGGCTCGACCGCAACGACCGCATCGAGACGGCCCGGGCGCAGCATCGCCGGGTTGATGCGCTCGATGTGGTTCGTGGTCATCACCACCATGATCTGCGCGGACTTCGACAGCACACCGTCGATTGTGTTGAGCAAATCGTTGGTGTTCTCGTCACGGTCGGTCGTGGCGCGGTCGATGTCCTCCGCGAAGATCACGCACGGCTCATAACGGCGCGCGAATTCGAGCGTCGCCTTGAGCCCTTGCGCCCGGTCCAGACTGACGAACGTCCAGCCATGCTCGACACACTTGCGCGCGGTCATCAGCGACGTAAGCGTCTTGCCGGTGCCGTACTTGCCCGACAGCAGCACACCCCGCTTGAGCGGGATGCCGGCATCGCGACACGCCTGCGTCCGCTCGATCAGGGTCCAGATGTTGGTCTTGATCTGGACCTCGACGGCGCGCGGCAAAATCAGCTCGTCCTCCCGTGCCGCCGACAGGTCCATGAATTCCGGCGGGTTTTCGAGATCGACCGATTGCTCGCTGATCGAGCGCAGCCGGATCGCCTTGCCGCGGTAGATCGACTCATCCTTGACGATGGTGCGGGTCAACTCAGCGATCCGCTTCAACGTCTCGACGTCGCGCTTCTTGACGGTGCCGTAGATCACGAACACCGACCCACGCGGCGAATGCGTGATGGCCGTGTTGATCTGCTTCTCGACGCCGGGGATTTTGAACCCGCCCCACGGCACCTGGATCTTCTCGGTCGGGCCGGGGCCAACATCGACCGTGATCATGCGCGGCGGTTGCGCCCCCCAGAACCCCGGGACGGGCGCCGACGTGGCCCAGCCATAGATGCGCTCCAGCGCCCGCACGAACGCGACGGCGCCGTCCAAGGGGAATGCGTCAATCACCTCGTGCACGCTCATCTCGGTTTCGAGATCTGCCTTTTTGCGCGCCAGCGCGGCGATGGCGTCGTCGATAGGCATTGGGCCGGGCTCCGCCGGCAGCGTAATCTTGGTGCCAACGTGCTCGATGCCAACGTCGATGTTCTTCCACGCGACGGCGCCGTCTTTCACCGCCTTTTCCGGCAGATTCGGGTTGCCAGAGCGCAGAACCGCCTCACGGTCCTTGGCCGTCAAAGCGGATGTCAGAGCCGCCAGAATGGCGGCAGGATCGGTGGTCGCAGTCATGGAATCCCCAGTCCGGTTGATCCGTGAACCATTGTCGCAACCGAGTTCCCCTCGGCCCGGCCGTTTGAACATATTCAAACGGCAGTGTCAACCATCCATTCTGACAAATAGGCCATCCGGAGCTATCCACGCCCCGTTTGACAATTGACCAATGCCAACTTACCCATATGCGCCATGACACAAGAGCGATCCCCTGACTTGGCGAACTTTCTTGCGGAGATTGAGGCATTCCTGTCCGAAACGGGGATGTTCCCGTCTCATTTTGGTCGCGACGCGACCAACGATACATCCCTGGTCACGCGCCTGCGTCGCGGCAGCGACGTGACCTTAAGCACGGCGCAGCGTGTTCGCAGCTTCATGGCCGAGTACCGCAAGGCGCACGGCAAGCCAGCAAAACGGCCGCCATCGAAGGCGGCCTTGCTGTCTCACACCAAAAAAGCCCCTCCGAAGGGCGCGCGCGGCAGGTGACGGCGAGCGGCGGAAGATCGTCACCCCGGCCAGACGACCGCGCCCGCCGTATGATAGAGGCTCTTAGCCGATCCGTCCGTTGTCTCGATGCGGCTGAATGGCCCTATCGCGGCGCTCGGCAAGGCGCCTGAATAGCTGCCGAGCTGGAACGCTTTGTTGTGGATGTGCTCGCCTGCGTACCATCGCGCGCCGCCGGACACGATCGCCACTATCAGGAATTTGCGCAGTGTACCGCTGCGATATGGCAATGCCGTCGTCGGATCGATCAGGCTGGTGTACGACGCGACTCCATTGACCCGCACAACTCCCCACCATTGACCTTCGGTATCCGAGTCGACACGCTGCATGACAACGGCGTTGGCTCCCGAGGCATCCCGCAGCCCGACCTCGATAACTTGTTTTGTGGTGGCGCTGGGCGCCGTCCACAGTCCGATTTTATACTGCGAGACCGGGACCATCCGCATCAGGGGCGCATCGACGCGCGCCGACGCACCCGGCGCCCCCGCCGCTGTCAGCCGCAGACGCGCCATGTAGGTCGGTGACGGCTCAACGACGGCCGTAGACCCGGTTCCGACCGTATCGGTTGCGAGGCTTGGCGGCATCCCGCCGACAAACGACATCTCATGGTGCCGGATCGTGACGTGGCGGAACGACGTCACCTCGATGGGAACGTCCGGGCGATCCGCAGGCCCAAAAAACAGCGTTTTATCCGTTGTGAATGCCGCGATGTTCTCGCTTTTTTCGGAGTTCGGGTCGGCGGGCCGCGATAGCCGCCCCAGCAGAGCCCCCAGCTTGCCCAAAGAATACACCGTGTCGCCGAGCTGGACATACAGGATGCCACCCGACGTGACGTCGGCATCATCCGACGCGCGGTTAACAGGGCTTGTCATTATCACCAAAATCCTTTGGTTGCAGAGGGCGGGCTTGAACCGCCGACCTCGTGGTTATGAGCCACGCGAGCTGACCACTGCTCCACTCTGCATATTCCCTATGGGGAGATTCCGATTGGCCGTCAAGCGCCGATTCGATGCGTGTTCGGCATATGCTTGACGGCCAGTCGTGTCACCAGAAATACTTGGTCGGCTTGTCGGGAAGCGGCCACGCCGTATCGTCCGGATCGATCTCGCCGCGCATGATGCGGCGAGCGATTGCCTTCGTGCGCGCTCGATGCGGGCGCGTGTGGAAGACCAGATCCCACCAGCGCGGATGGTTGCCCATGGGGCCGCGCACCCAATCGGGCCAGCCTCCGATCAGGAAGCGGCGCCGCGTCTCGGCCGCGCCCAATCCTCCATGAGGACTGAGTGGCACGCCGAGACGCTTCAACAGGGTTGGCGTGGCCATGAAGGTTGTGCGGGCCGCCGTGCGGGGCCGCTTGCGCTTGTAGTGTGCCATGAGTGAGCCTTTCGGGTTGTTGGCTATTTCATGAAAGCCTCCATTGGGTGCGCGATTGAGAGTGGCACCGGGAGCGGGAGTCGAACCCGCGCTTGCGGTTTTGGAGACCGCCGTGCTTCCGTAACACTTCCCCGATCTGCTGCTTTTGGTGCCCTTGGCACGGGATTGAACCTGCGACCTCCCGCTTACAAAGCGGATGCTCTACCACTGAGCTACAAGGGCAATTGGTCTGCGTGGATGGATTTGAACCACCGGCTTCCTGATCCCAAATCAGGCGCTCTGACCAAGCTGAGCTACACGCAGAAATCTGGCGTTACCGCGTTGACGGTCGCCAGTATGTTGTTCGCGTGTGCGCGGGTCGGTTCATGACCGCTTTATGCCCGATTTGCGAAGCAGCGGCAATCACCCGTTTGCCGGGCGCACCGATTCAATCGCCCCTGCGTCCCAAACACACCCCGAAGCGCAGTCCCACGACGAATACCATGGAAGCTCGAATCGAACACTGGTTTGATATGGGACGATGACGATGCCTTGGTACTCGCGCGCAACACGGCCCCAATCTATGGCGTGAAGCGGCATCGATTTTCGCCACGGCGCGGCGTAGCGGTCGCTGAATTCGCGAAGCCCGGGCACAGACGCGATCGATAGAATGCGCGCAGCCGGGTTCAAAACGATTTGCGTCGCGCAGGCAAGCCGGTCCAGCCGGAATTCGTTGTCGCGACACCATTCCGCCCAGCCCATCGGCCCTTCGACAGACACCCACAATCCGTTCGGCTTGAACCCAAGGCGAGCGCGGCCAGCACGGTGGCCGAATTGGCTCGCATCACGCACAGCGGTCAACGGGGTATCGGAATAATGAACCAAAAGCATGGTCTTACCCCGCCTCGCCAACTCTCTCGACATGGAGAGCATGCGCGATGCATTGCGCATGCGTTCGGCGCGATCCATGCCAGCGCCCCCGAATATAAATATCAAACAACAGCACGGTCCCGTCCACGCAAGACACGGGCCGCAACTCTACGTCGACAGCCGTCTGGGCTTGACCACCGATCGTGATATTCGCGTCCATGCCCATCCCCTTCGTGCACAATGCCGAGCGAACCGCCGGCCACCCCAGCCAATCATGAAGCGAAGGATAGGCGCCGCCGTGCCGGTTTAGCGTAGAATGAATGATTCTTACTCATGCGGCGCCCGACGCCCCGAGCGTCGCGCGTATTTGATCCGCTCAAGCGCCACGATAAAAAGCGTAAAGTTGCTTTCAAGCGTCGCAAGCGACCCATGCGCGGTTCCCATCCATATTGCCTCATCTGCCGACGCAGCATGCCTTGGCCGGAAGCTGCGCGCGATCTTCGCGCTACGCATCACAGCATCCCTGGCCTCGTGAAGGCTTGCCAGCATCGCCTCAACCTCATCGTCAGAGACACGTCCATCCGCATCAGGCATACAAGTCCTCCAGATTCCCGGCCAGCACGTCGGCGAGCCGCGCCTTGGCGCCAGTCTTGTGGTCGGTCACGATCTCGTCTCGCACCCGGTACGTGCGGGTCTTATCGCCGCGCATGCCTGAGCCCACCTGCCCCTTGCGATCCGATGCCGTGGCGAGGGCCGTCTGCTGCGCAACATGCGCCGCCACGCGGCCCTCAAGCGTCTCTCGCGCGATCTGGCGGTTGCGATGCTGCGACTTCGTGGCCGCCTTGGCCTCGATCCCTGTTGGCTTGTGTCGCATCACCACACACGATTCGGTCTTGTTTCGATGCTGGCCACCCGGCCCGCTGTCCATTGTCGTTCGCACCTCGATGTCTGCATCCCGCAGCCGGTACGCCGATCGCTCGCGCAACGCGAACACCGCGACAGTGACGGTCGATGTGTGCACGCGCCCGGAGCGTTCCGTTGGGGGCACCCGTTGCCAGCGATGGCCGCCGCTCTCATTCAGCAGGCGCTTGGCGGCAAGATCATCCCCCTCGATGATCAGGACCAGTCAACTGCGGCCTTCGTCCTCGACATCGACGACCAATCCGTGTCGACGCGCATAGGCAAGATAGATAGCCGCCTGATCTCGAACCAAGAGCTTGGCGTCGTCGCCGCCCTCGCCGGGCCGGATTTCAATTGCGATTTTCATCGAACAGTCCTTTCCATGCGGGCCAGCTCGCGCATCACGGCATCCCGGACGACATCGGATTTGCTTACGAACTCGGGACGCGCGAGTGACGCCCTGAGTGCCCGGATACGCTCAATGGCACGAGCGAACTCGTCGTCCGACCGCATCATGAACGTCTTTGTGAGAAGCTTAGGTTTTGTGTTTGCCATGGCCACAGCTATGTACTCCACGTCATGACGTCTTGCAAGGGGCGCGAAGCCTTTTCCGCACTCCCGACTTTGCGGTGAATTATTTCTTCATGGCGTATTGACGTGATGCACGCGGCCGACTATATTCCAATCACACGACACGGCAGGAGGAACCAGTGACCAAGGAAATCAAGAGCATGCGCGGAAGCTGGAAGGTGATCGACAGCGGCACCATCCAATTCGACATCCGCGACGAGAAGGGGCGCCGCGTCGGCTATTGGTGGCAGATCGCCGAGCTGGAAATGCTGCCCTACGACAAGAGCAAGGCCAACTACGGCGGATACTATCAAGAGCCCGGCATCTACATCGAGGTTAGCGCCCAGGCGACCCGCAACGATGAGCCCTACGGCGCATCGAACAGAGCGAAGGAGTTCAAGACGATCGCGGAAGCCAAAGCCGAGATCGAGCGGCAGGCCGCAGCCTGCGAGAAGCGGTACGCCAAGAAGTACGGGACATAACGGCATTGATGCGGGGCACCGCCCCGCATCAATGCGCCAGCAAAAGGAGGACCACATGACGACCATAAAGACCAAGCGCGCCGACGTTGCCCCGCTCGTCGCCGCGACGTTCCCGGACTACAAGGGGCGCAAGATCACGGTGCAGCCGGCCACGTCGGTCATGCTGCACAGCTTGAATTGGGACGGCGGCAGCCGGAGCCAATACAGGACGTGCAGCACGGACGGGGCGCCGATCGGCTCTGCCGACAGATACAACGCCATGGCGCCGTGGGCCAACCCCGCCGAAGGCCAGAACATTCCGGTTCCGCAAGGCGCCGTCGTGGTCCGGCACTCGATCTTCTCCGGCAAGGATGCAGGGCTCACGATCTACATCAACCCCGCCGATATGCCGGCATGGCTCGAAAACAACGGAGGCTGACGTGAGACTCGAACTGGTCAATTCCCTCGGGTGCGTCATCGACACCATCACGGACCCCGACAAGATCTCCGCATTCCAGCGCGCCATGGATCACTGGGCGCGCTACCTGTCTCGCGGCGATGAGATCCGCGTCATCAGCACCATCGACGACGAGGACGACCAATGAACGCGACCACGAAGCGGTTGCGGGCCGCCGTCCGCCACATTCCCGGCGCATGGGTCCGCAACTACGGCGGCGGCAAGGCATGGTGCGGCGTGAGGGGCGAATTCGTCCCCTGGAGCGTCGGCGGCGAGCCAATGCTTCGCGCCAAGGCCGCGCTCGAAGCCGCCGGCTTCCGTTGCGCTCTCAACGGGCGCCCCGGATCGTCCGGGGAGAACACCATCGATGTGGACTACGGAGAACCGCAATGAAGGAAGTGCAACTCGCCCACGAAAAATCCGAATGGGCCTATGCGGTCTACCTGATGACCGACGAGGGGTGCGCCGAGTCTCACCGCTACGAATACGACAAGGACAAGCCGCACACGATCGGCGCCGCGCGCGCCGATGCGACTGCCAAATACAAGCAACTCATCCGGAACAACCCCGACGCAACATCTTACAACGATGCCCACTAGGAGCGCCCGCGCCATGCAGGACATCCTCGACAGACACGCTATCATGTTCGCGTTGAGGGTTGCGCGCGACAAGTACCGCGCCCTTGCAGCCACCGCCGAACAGAATTCCAGCGACGCTGCCGATATCTTTCATGGCGAGGCCAACACTTTCGACGAGCTGCTTCGTCGCGTGCAAGACCCGCATAGCAAAGTGATCATTACGACCGCGGCCGAATAGCCATCGTCCGCCACAACAGGAGACTGACCATGACCACTAAGATCATCGGCGGCAAGCGCTACTCCACCGCAGAGGCGCGGCTCATCGCCGGCTACGACAACGGGCTCAGCGCATCCGACTTCAAACACTTCGAGGAAGAGCTGTACGTCACGGAGAAAGGAAACTGGTTCACGTGCGGCAGCGGCGGCCCGCTTTCGCCATACGCCGTGTCGACCGGAAACAACTCGTGGGCCGGCTCGTCTGACGTGATCCGCACGATGACGCCCTACGAGGCGCGGGCGTGGCTGGAACGCTACGGCGAGACGGAAGCGCTCGAAGCATACTTCGCCGACACGATCGAAGATGCGTAACATCAGCATCCGCCATACCAACGAGGCCGGCGGTCAACCCGCCGGCCTCTAAATGCTTGCAGACACCGGCCGTAGGCCCACGCATCTACTCGCTGGCGCTCCTTAGACAAGACCTCCGGCGCCGCGTCAAGGCGCCCACCGCGAGATGTGTGGATATTTTATCATGATTGCGTATTGACGCGATGCACGTTTGCACTTATTTATAAGGAGCCGACGACCGAACAAAGGACCAGCACATGGCACGCACCCGCGCAACTATCACAGCCGGCAACAAGACGATGCGGGCGACCACTGTTTTGGCCATGATGCGGGCAGCAGCGTTCCGCCGTGGTTTCGAGGATGTGAAGCGCGGCAGGCCGTTTGCGCTCGACGCCTTCGATATCGACAACCATTGGCAGTACGAGCGCGGGCGCCAGTTTGCCTGCATTTTCGACGGTCAACTCAAGGTCGGCCGGAGGGTGACGCGCGCGGCGCATGAAGCATATTGCGCCGCTCGCAAGGCCAAAATCATCCTTTGACGGCGTTGCACTACATTCGGCTGCCCGCGTGATCGACAGGAGAACCCGATGACCTTCGCCGCATGGCTTGATACGTTTGTTGCCGAGAAAGGAATCGACACGGAAGCGCTGCTTGAAGTCGAAGGCGCGTCCGGACTCAACATCATCCCGGTCTGCGTGGTGCTTTCCGCGATGAAGGCGGCCTCGGCGCGCGAGCAGGGCGCCATCAAGGCGATGATCGTCCGCATCGATTTCGCCAACCGCCCCGTGCTTCCCTACTTCAAACATCTGGCGCAAGCCATCGCGATCTGAGGAATGCATCATGCCCGTCTGGATTGAAGTCACGGTGCAGCGATGAACCAAAAAGCGGCGTGGAAGGCCATGAGCCTGGAGAGCGCGGGCGCACAAGCCCGCGCCGAGGCCGATGCTGGCGGGCTGATCCGCGTCATCGAAGGTGAGACACCCCATTCGGGAGACGCCACCATCATCTGGAGCAATCACCCCGGCGACATGCGGGATCGCATCAAGGCCCTCGAATCCGCCCTGATCGCGATCAACGAGGTCGCGACGGATGCCGGGAACGACGCGCGCCACACCAAGCCCGAACGGTTTGCGTTCCGCGCCATCGGCGCGACAATCCGGCGCGAGATGAAAAAGGTCGGGCTGTAGATCGTGCCCGAGCGCCCACGCAACAGAACCCCTGAGGCTACCCATGACCGACCGCACTTGGATTGCCCGCGCCATCCCCTGCTATGCCCACGAGCTTGCCGACACGATTGACGCTCGCCGCAGCCTTGTCGCCAAGCTGGAGCGCGTCGTTATCGAGGAAGAGCGCCGGAACGACACCGGCCACTGGGCTTACGATCACGCTCGCCACAACGCCTTGCGCCGCGCCCTTCACGATGAGCGCGCGGCACTGGAGCGCATTATAGACGAGATGCATCATTGACGATTCGGTAACTAACGGATGCTTCACGTATCTGATGTTCATTCGGCCGGCGACCCTCGTCGAGACCATCGTCGAGGAAACCCTGATCGACAGCGCGCTGGACGATTTTCCCGCTGTTCCGCCAAGGCGAGCTGGGCAGAACCATCCTCGACACCCTCAGACGCCTCGGAGGGTCCGCCAGCGCCCCGGAGATCGTCACGGATCGCCTTTGGGATGTGTCGGACATCGTTGCGTTGATCGAGGCGAAGGAGGCAGCCGAAGCGACAAAGGTTCGCGGACCGTACAAGAAAAGGCCGCTTCAAATTTCAAACTGACCCACTACCCTACACTCATAGCGAAAAACGCCATCTTAACGCCGATTTGCTAGAGTGATATTGCACGCCGAATTCAAGCGGCGCCTTGACGAGTGCGCCAGCAAAGGGCTGGTGGACTTCAAAGTCCATGACTACACGTGACCGCAATATGTCAACGCTGGACCTCGTCTGGTCGGTGAATAACGCTCTGCGTCTTTCCGCTGCGGGAAAGGGCACAAGGAAACGCATTAGCTGCCGCTGATTACAAAGAGTATTGCTCTTTATTCGCTGCCGGATGTTCTGGGGGGTGGGAGAAGGCTATTGTTTAAGCTCCAAGACATTCTGGAAATTTACTGCGACGTTGAAGAGGCACTTAGCCAGTATCCTCCTTCAATTAGTGACGCCTTTCCTCGCGGGGCCGTTAAATTGGGCAGCCTGCTTAAAGGCTATATCATTGGTCCGGCCCTTTCTCTACGACCTAACTAGGTTGTCTCGCGCCCATTCGACAAGGCCGCGCGTAAATGCCTCAAACTCGTCCTCGCCCATCACCGTCGTTCGGTCGTCGCGACCGTCTCTAGGTCGGGTCCATCCATCGGCCCGGCTGCTGCTGATCGCAATCCCGCCACGGGACATGATATCAACAACGTCGTGGCGGTTCAGTCGCAGGCTGATCCGAACGCGCTGAAACCAGCGCGAAAATCTGTAATCAATTACGTCCACCTGACCTCCGACCTTGTCCGTGCTTATCGTGCCTTTAAATTTGCGCGCCATGGCGGGGCCCTCGTTGTTGCTTCTGGTGTTACTGAGAAGCGGTCATTCTGCCGGTTCCATTTCGACGTTCGCGCGGAGCCTCGGCCTAAGCGTGCCACCGGGCTGATCGACCGCCCATGTCACGAGAACGACCTTCCAAGTTTTGCGCTCTATGTTGACAAATTCGCCCTTTCGAGGCACGGCGGTCGATCCGCCGACCGAGACGATTAGCCCGCCGTCCTTCCTGTAGAACTCGACACTTGTCCGATCTCGCTCCATGTCCGCTTTTTCCTCAAAGCGCCCAGACGGGCGGCCCTTTCTGTGATGTCAGAATTCTGCTGCGATCTGCCGCGCGCGATCCGCGTTTTCAATGTCCCGGATAGCGTCGGCCCACGCATCGCGGATGGCCTGCGCCGCGCTCTCCATCATCACGCGGCCGAAGTCCTTGCGCCCGTGCTCGTCCACGTTTGGGAATATCTCTGGCGCGTAGGTTTCAAGCATGATCGCCGTCTGCTCCAGGCCGCGCAGCGCTTTGATGGCGGCGCGGGCGCTGTCGTCTTTGAATTGTTCAGTCACGGCCATAGCCGGCCCTTTCTCTACGATCTATCTAGGTTGTCGCGCGTATCTTTTGTTGCTTCGGGTTTGTCGTCTTGGAATGGTGAGTTTTCATCCATCGTCAGCACTTCAACGGACGTTCGCAGTCCCGACACGCGTCCGTTGTAGTATTCGCGAACCATTTCACTCTTGGACAGGCGGGCCATCTCCGCGTCCGCCGCCAGCAGCGCCCGCAGGATGCTAACGACGGACGCTCTCGGTATATCGCTCACGGCTGCTCTCCCATCCATTCGGCCTCCGTTGCGAGAATTAATCGATGATCATGTTCCACACCTTGTCGCCGTTCTTCACGTAGGCGCATCGATGCGTAGGGTCTGCGTTCGGGTAGGTGCTCGTAAACAGGACAAGGTCGCCGCCGTTAGATGCCGTTGGTTCAATCCTGTAAACCTCGATTGCCTCTATGCGGCTCGTCCGGACAATTTCAGCGTATACGTCGAGACGCGATTTCATGATGGCCGGCCTCCGTTGTGAGAATTATTCGACCGTCCCGAACAGCGAAACAGTCCGTTCACGCTTGATATCGCCGCGCCGACGTTTCGGGCTATTGACGCGCTTTGCCATGCAGTGCGCGCAGCCGGTGGCGATGCCGTAATTTTGCGCGACGTTGGTACTGTCGGCCGACGCCAGAGGATAGTTGGCAATGTGACCGAGCATCCGCAAACCATGTAGCCACGGAAGATTCGAGTGCTTTCGGCTGACGTGGGAAAACACGTCGTCCATCCGCGCAAGCCACGACTCGGACCCTATCTCCCAATAGGCGCCAGCAGAGCCCAGGCATACGCCTGCGGGCCATTCGTCTATCAACTCGTCAAGGTAGTCGAACGGCTTGTCGAGATGCCACACGGGCCACGACAGAGAGCGCGAAAACGGCCATCGAGCGGTCATCTCGCGTTGTTCCGAAACGTCGCCACCGATCTTGTCCAGAACAACGGCGCGATGTGGATGGCGCAACCGTGGCTCAAGCCAAGAGTATAGCGATAGCTCGTCGAGCACACGCCCCTTGGTGAAAGCCGAGAACGCTCCATTGTCCCATAAGACACTTTGCCCGAACGCTTCGCAGAACTCGGCGTCGCGCGGCTCCGCGAACGACACGCAGAAGTTCTGCCCGGTCATCCGGTACAGTTGCGCCTTCGGCGTGACTGGTGTCCCGTGGTAGCAGATCGTCACGGCGCCACCACCGTTGTCTTGACGCCGGAATGGTAGCCGACAGTTGTTACCTTGCAGCGCAGATCGCGCGCTAGGCTCGCGGTGATTGCCTCTTGATAGACGCGCTCCGTGGCGAGTTTGCCGATGGCTGCGAGGATTTCCTCACAGCGGATCGTGTCATCGCTCTCAAACGTGGCCTCGTAAACATCCGCGCCGCCATCAACCGGGCACTGGGCAACGATCCGTGTTTCATATCTGCACTGCATGGCCGGCCTCATTTGCTCGATGTCGTTCCAGCCAATACTGCGGCGCCAATCTCAAACTGACGGATCACGTCGTCGAGGACACCCGCAAGGCACTTTTGCTCGTCACCTGCCCGCCCTCCGATCTTCTGCGCTAGCGCGTGCGAGACAAGAGAGAGCTTTTTCAGCGCGATCAACTCAATTCCATTTAGGCCGACAGATACGTGCGTCTTGGTTGCAATGTCCATTCTGGCCGGCCCCTGTTGAATGGTTCGCAGCAGCCCGGTCAGGCCACCGCCTCGACGCTGAAAACTATGTCGCCGAAGCTGCGGTGCTTGTTGGCGAATGCCTGGGCCTCCGAAAGCGTCGGCAGAACGCGTGACCACACCGGCATCGTCTCGCCGTAGGTTACGCGGTATCCGGCACGCTGCTTCAGCGTTGCGACGACGTGGACGCGGCCCTTGTAGTCGTACTCGACTAGCCGCGCCGCTGTTGTCAGCGTGCCCTTGACGTAACCCCACGTCTTGAGCGCATCCGCCTTCGTGCCTCCAATGGTGGCGTGATCTGTCCACTTGTCGTTGATCTTTGTCTGAATGGCGAACGTATCCATGCCCGGCCCCTGTTGTTGCTTCTGGTTCTGCTGAACCGTCGACGTCGATTGGCAACAGCGTCGCCATTCTGGAGCCACCTTTTAATCCGCGACCCTACGAAACCCTTTGGGCGTATATTCGCGCTGACGGCGGACCTCGTAGATGCCGGTCGCAAACATGATCGGTTCATGAGTGTCGTGTGGGCGCAGATGTTCAAGCGCGGTTGGACGGTTGACTTCCAGCCATGCAACGAGAGGATTGTCGCCCTGATACATTCGCACGGCGGGCTTGCCGCGCTTGCGGTCGAGCACCATGACGTGATCGTGGCCCGTCTCGGAGTGCGTGACGATCACGCGGCCATTGTCAGCCGCGACGGGCTTGGCCTCTTTCGGCAGCGCCGCGACGCGGCGAATTAGCACGTCGCCTTGAGCGCAAACTTGGTCAAACGTCCTCATGTTCTTACCTCCGGTTTTGCAAATTCTTTGGGGTCCAATCCCCACGTCCACGCCTGCGCCTCGATGGCAGTCTTCATCTTCGGCGGCACAGGCAACGCAAACTCACGCATCGTCCCGCATTGTACCCTAAGAAACCGCTCTCGCCCCACATCGGGGATATTGACCTCGACAAGCGTCCCGACCTGGGGATCGGCGTGCCTATCGATCGTCGTGGCCTTTAGCTCATTCAAGATGTTATGCCACCCGACGATTTCGCAGGCTGCTCGGCGCTGCTCGATATTTCCGCACGTGAGCGCTGTCGCGGCTGTTAGCGCGGCACGATCCTCAATCCATTCTTGAGGAATGAGGACGCCGCGCCAAAAATACAGATCCTCGGCGTCACTTTCAACCGCTGGCCCGTCTTCTTTGTGAAGCCTTCTCTGACCATCGACGTGGACTCTGGGTTTCGCCACCCAATAGAGAATGTCATCAGTCCAGAACAAAAACCAACATCCGGACTCATACGCCGACAGTAGTGGCTCGGCCCATTTTGACACAGTGGACTGCTTCGTTTCTCGCGCCCCGAATGCCGTCGTCGATAACCACGATAAATCCCATGAATTTAACCATGAAGATCGTGCAAGGCACCACCCGCCGAATTTCTTGAGTGCGTCCCGTGCGTCCAGCGCGGCCCGTGCGGCCTGTGCGGCCCGTGCGGCCCGTGCGTCCCGTGCGGCCCATGCGGCCCGTGCGGCCCGCGCGTCCAGTGCGTCCCATGCGGCCCGTGCGGCCCGCGCGTCCAGTGCGTCCCGTGCGGCCCGTGCGGCCTGTGCGGCCAGTGCGTCCAGCGCGGCCCGTGCGGCCTGTGCGTCCCGTCGCCGTAAAAAATCGTCAATTACGCCATCGATCGCTGTTCGTAACGCGGGGTGATCATCCAGACGCCAGCCGCGCCGAAGCCGCACAACATCGCGTTTGACGCCCAGAGCATTGAAATATTCGACAAGCGCCGATTCAACGGCGGTCTCATCCAGACGGCCTGGGTAGGCGCATGCCTCTGTGTAGTCCTTGAGAGTGATCATACCGGCCTTTCTATAGGTCTATCTGGTACGTCTCGGAGCCGTCACGGTGTGACTGGTGGCTCCAATGCGACGACGGCCGGTGCTGCTCTTTCGTCGCTGTGACCTTTCCGCCAGCGGCGCGTAGAATCGCGTTTCTCTCGTCGATCAGCCGCCCTATCAGCGCATCCTGATTGCCGACCGCTTCGCGCACGGCTTCGCAGAATTTCGCACGCTCAATCATGCCGTTTAAGTTGGTGCTGATCCGATCCAAGCGCTTCACATTGCAGGGATGACACCACGTGCCCCATGCAGACTTTGAGCACTTCGCCCCGCAACCGTAGCACTTCACGACCTTCGGTCCGTGATAGCTCGGGTGCTCCGGGTCTTGATAGGCGAGCATGGCCGGCATCTGATCGCCCATCTATCGCTTCATGCCGATGGTCGCTTCGGCCTTCGCTCGAATCTCGGCGGCGCACTCTTGGAGAGACGCAGCCGCCGCTTTGATTTCGGCTGTCCCGACGACCCGCCTCTTGTGGTCCGCAAGAGCCAACAAAACCTTTGCCGCTGCTTCGAGGCCTGACGCGCGGCCAATCTCGGCAGTTGCACGCAAGGCTGTCTCTCGATCCATGGCCGGCCCCTCTTAAGCGATGCAGCCAGGATGCGCGGCGTGCTCTGCCTCGCGCCAATACTTCGAGAACCACGCCATGGCCGCTTGCGGCCCGCGCCGACTCCCGTCGCTATCGATCCACCCGCCGAAGCGCTTGAACTGCGCATAGTAGTACGTCGCGACGTGGGCGCAGTGCTCGTTGATGGTGCGGTCCATGGCTGAGGTCTCCAGTGTCTGATGCATCGAATATAGGCGTGTTGACAAACTCTGTCAATCATCATATCATGATTTTCATGGAACGCTGCTTCGGAGACATAATTGCACAGTCGAAACGCCGCGTGGCGTGGCTACGGGGCAGCAAGCACCGACCGGCTGTCGATCAAGCTAGGCGCGTGCGCGCATGTCGGCCGACCGTCACCTATTCAACGGATGATGGCGACACGGTTCATGACGTGGTGCACAGCCTGCGGCGCGGAGACGTGGTAGTCGTCGCGGGGCTACATCGGCTTGGTTCGTCTGTGTCGGAGCTTCGCGAGGTGCTTGCCGGAATCCGCGCTGCCGGCGCACAAGTTGCCGACGTGGACGCGTCAGTGGTTTTGTCTGATGTAGACAGCGTTCTATTGCTGGCCGAAGCGGAGCGCGTCATTAACGGCGAGCGGCGCGGAGCCGGGCAAGGGTTTGCGATGAAACGACGCGAGCACAAGGGCGGTCGCAAGCGGGCGGATGGGTCGGCAATCGAATCGGATGCGAAGAAGTTGTGGTTTGACCCGGCAGTGGCGACCAACGGCGATGTGGCGCGGCTGACGGGGTGGTCGCTGGAGAGTTTGAGCCGCCGATTTGGCGGGAGCGGCCGGCGCATGGGGCGACCGGTTTCGCGGAAGAAATAGGGATGCGAGCAATGCTGAACTCCCCAAACGGTTCCGTGTGGGTGGCGAACAGAGCCATCGCCCCGCATACGATGCCAGACGGTTACGATCTGTACCGGGATGAAGACGGATACTATTGGTGGCACCACGGGCCTACTGATCGTGAGGGCCCACTTCACCATGACCGCTGGTGGGTCCGTCGCGATGCCATCGAAGACGAGAAACGAGAGAGCAGATAGGGAGCGACGGAATGGACCTGCCAGACCTCGCGTTGAGCGTGCGCCAGCCCTGGGCATGGGCCATCATCCACGGCGGCAAGGATGTTGAAAACCGCGACTGGCGCCGACCAAATCCGGGGCTCGCGTTTCGAGGTCGCGTTGCGATCCACGCATCGTCAGGCATGACGCGGGATGAGTACGACGCAATCATGCCGAAGTCAGCTCCTCCGCTGCCGCCGCCGCATCTTCTGGTGCGCGGAGCGATCATCGGTCACGTGATGATCATGGACATCATCCGCGACCCGAACCGCGATACGATCAAGAGCCCGTGGTTCTTCGGACCTGTCGGATTGATGCTGCACGATCCCGTCGCTGTCACTCCGATTCCGTGCGCGGGCGCTCTCGGCTTCTTTAAGTGGCGCGCAAATCTGACGGATGCCGTGACGCCGCCCGCGAAGTGGATGCTGCCGAAGGAGTCATGCGAAGCCGACAGAACGGCGGATCAGTTCGTCGAGATTGTAAAGCGTGAGCTTCGGCGGCGAGGCATTGACGGCCCGGGCATTGCCTCCATCACCGTGAACAAGAAAACGTGCGCGCGCTTGAACTGGCTGTGGAAAGGCAAGGCGTGCAGCATGATTCTCGATCAGCACTTCAGCCGGTACATGGATGGCGGTGACCCGATGCCATCTCTGTCAGAGGCGATCGATAGAGAGTTCATCGGGTAACTCTGCCAATCATGGCAGCACATCAAGGGAGCGTGGGATGGGCCGGGAATTGAAGGTGCTGCCGCCGACCGATGACATCATTCGGCGCATCGCAATGGATGTCGGAAAGCAGGTCGTTGAGCACTTGGAACGGGTGCATGGCGACATGGTGCGCGCGGCGCCGTCGTGGAAGTCGTCACGCCTGTCTATCCGCAATTGCGTCCACAACAATATAATGGCAGCCGTCCGCGCAGCCGATGAGGGGCGATACGAGGAATGGATTGCAGAGAACGACGAGCATCGCCGGAAGATGCGAGCAGCGCGCCGCAAGATGGGCATGCAGCGAGACTGACCGGACAAAATAGGAGCGACCGTGAACGCAACGCACATTGGAAAAAAGGGCGTCGTCACCGAAACGACGACGCTTGTACCGTGGTCAACGATGGCCGAGGCCGTGGCAACTGCCGACAGTCGAGGTCAGGCAGAGTTCTTCGAGCACCTTGCGATCTTGCTCGCCGGGGAACAGTACGGACCCGGGAAGTGGGCAATGCAATGCCGTAGCATTGCCGAGGAACCGGGCTGGATTCCGCTCAACAGGAAGCGCATCGCCGGGCAGCTGGAGACGCTCGCTGAGCACATGCGTGAAGATCGAGACGAACAATAGGGGAGGGGCGGGCGCGGTGAAACGCTGTGCAGAATGCAAGCACGTCTACGATCAGCGCGACGATGGTGACGATGAGCCTAGCTATCGATGCGGGTACCGCGTTCCGTTTTGGGTCCGGCTCCCCGTCCGGGATTACGGGAGTTGGGTGCTCGCAGACGACGGTTCAGCATGTGACGTGTTTGATGAGAAGCATCAAACCTAGGGAGGCAGGCGGTAATGCCGTGGTGGGCGCGGGTTGCGCACTGGTTCGGTCGGTGCCTGCGATGCCGCACATATGAGACTGACGAGGGCATTGGCGGGAAGTGCATCGATTGCGGGAAGATGCACGGATGGGTGACGCGAGAAGAATTGCGGGCCTACGGGTCGCGCAGGATGCGCGACCCGTCAACGTGGTGACAGTGAATAAGAAATCTCAACGATAGGGAGCGACGCCTATGACGATGCGCTGGACGCGGATATCACCTGTCGGGGACAGAAAGTGCACCACGGCGACGTGTCTCAACTCCGCGAAGTGGAGGGGTGAGGCGGGAGGTGTGTCGTCTGACTATTGCTCAGACTGCCGCGACGCAATCGATCACGGAGAGATCATGGCGGCGGCTCGCGCCGTTGTCGCGTTTGATTGGTCGGACAATGATGCCGGCGCCGTTGCCGCCATCGAGCGGCTGCGGCGCGCGGTCAACAACTAAGGAGGGGAGGGACATCATGACGGCGGTTACGGTTGAGGTGCCCATCGATCTCCTGCGCCTGCTTGTCCGTCGCGCGTCCGAATGTTGCGACGAGATCGAGGCGATTGTGGCGGCAACGTATCCGTCGCGAGGAGAACAACCGGTGCAGCAACGCCGCTACGACCGCGACATGGCTTTGCCGCTCGATACGAGAGACGTTCTCGCGCACATCATGGCCGCCGTGCCTGCGCTGAAGATTGCTTAAAGAGGGAGCATGGAATGGAGTGCGAGCACGGGTGGAGAAACGCAATCGACTGCGACGTGTGCACGCTGCGGCGCGTTGAGCCAAAGGCAGCCGACCGCATCGCAGAACTTGAGGCAGCGCTGCGGCCATTCGCGGCTCTCGGCGCAGCAGTCCGATTCATCGACGATACTGGCCACGTAACGCTGCGCGTCCGGGCGGATGTTTTGCAGGCTGCGCAAAAAGCTCTTGGCGCAAAATAACCGGCATTGCGCAGCAAAAGCACCATAAACGATTAGTTAAACGTCATTTGTGGAGATTCACAAGGACGACAATTTGTGCTCTAATAGTTCATGGACGAAGGCTCTGCCCACAATGCCTCTTGGCGGCAGGGAGGGGATTCGAACCCCCCCCGGAACGTGCTCGTAACACGTTCGCTGGAACCTAAGTCCAGAGCCTTAAGCCGCTCGACCACCTTGCAGAAGCGTCAACGCAGCTAAGGCACTACATCAAACATGACGGATGCAGATGAACGAATAGTGGAAATTTTCCACTCTTAAAGGAGGACAGGATGCCAGACTTCGCGCCGAAGTAGCGTCCCTCCGCAAGCACGCCCACGGCGCCACCGCGGTAGAGCCGGCTGGATGACCGCGCTCCGGGCGCGTGGTCGTGGCCACACTAGACGACCATGCGAATCGTCACACAACGCCACGCTGTGCCTCCTGAACGATTCGCTGGTCCCGCATCTGATCCGACAGCAGCCGGATCACCTCGCCGCGGTGGCGCAACGCACGCAATGCCTGATCCAGCAACAAACCCCATTTGACCAATGGCTCGTCGACGATATCGCGCCACGAATGCCGCAGCCCGACCATGATCGGATCAGCCCCCAACAGCGCCTCGTCGATCGCAGCCTTGAGACGCCGGGCATGCGCCTCGCTCTCCGTCCAGACCCACGCCAATGTCGTCAGCTCATGTAGCGGATGCTCCAGATCGGAGCGCCGCGTCACCGTCTCGGGCTCGCGCGTCACGACGATCCGAACCGGCCACGGCGTCGTGTTGTCCCCAATCCGAATCGGGACCGGCCCCGCATACCCAATCAGGCACACCGCCACCATATCCAGCCGTTCGGCCGCACGGCGGTATGTCTGACTGCGGCGCAGTTTAACGACAGCATCGGCGATCTGCCGCTCCGTCGCCGCCGCGCTCACCGCTTGTCCTTTTTGCGCCAATTCGCCTCCTCGCGATCCGCCTTCTTTCTCGCGCCTATCTTTTTCGAGACCGAGAGCTTGTGCACGCGAACGATGCGGTTTTTCGTCTTGTCAAGCCGCACCCCCGTCACGCGCGTCGCCATGCCCGAGCCTCCACCGCCGCCCTCAATTCGGCCTCACATGCGTCAATCCACTCCCAACGCTGCGCCTCCCCCGCTTTTTCATAGGCTCCGTCCCCGAACAACGACTTCGACATGCCCGCCGCCATGTCGATCAATTGTCGCCCCGTGGGGCGCGTATCCATGAGGGCGACCGCCGCAATTGCCGAGATGCGGCAGCACTCGCCCTGCGTCTCGGGTTTGCGATGCGTCACCAGAGCCCAAACGACATTCGTCAGCCGGTCATGTTCCGTCACGACACCACCCGCTCGGCAGTACGTCTGGATTTGAACACCACATCCGTCCACGTCTGCCCAGGGTAGTGCTCTTGCATCGCCGCTACATAGGCGTCGTTGCACGACGCATACCATCCGTCGCTATACTCGTCGCCGACGACGTGAGCGGGACGCCCTTGAAGCATACCAGCCCCGGCGCGCTTGCGCACCGCATGCGCCAGCTCATTATAGCGCACCTTGGCCTCAAGAGACGCCGCACGGACGCTCGCGCCAGCGTCCACCAAATCCAATCCGCGCCGCATCGCGGCCATGAATTCCGGACCCGACGCATCGTAAGCCCATCGACGCCCCGTTGCGATGATCTCTTTGACAGACTCTCTGGAACAGCGAGCGATCCCTGCAATCTGCCAAAGATCGGCAACACCAGCCTCTTTGAGGCGCCAAATTTGATCAACCTGCTGCTGCGAGATCGGGGCTCGTCTCATGCGCCTTGTCCTCTGTGCTTGCGGTTTCGATCCTGTAACGCGCAACGCAACAGATAACGCCGTGCCGGCTCTCTGTTTGCCGCCCTGACAAGCCCTCTGAGAAGCCGCCGATACCGCTCCCGCGCTGCCGCGTCGGAAACCCCAAGGCGAGCCGCCAAACACGCCCACGAAACCGGCGGAGACATGCGCCGCCCCCGCAAAAGCACCATCTCATCGCGAGACGGATCAACCTCGCAGAGCCATCCCATGACCACGTGATAATCGGAAAAATCTGCTACCGACGCACTGAGCGGCTGCATGTAATCATCCGCCCCGTTCTCAACCCGATCCGGCGTCGCCAACGCAAAGGCGGCCACGCTCTTTGCCAAGCGTGGCCGCTCAAGCCGGATTTTGGCATCGACATTGAGGGCGCGCATGACGCGCGCCTCGACCATATCCGCCGTCACGAACCCGCACGGCTGGTAGGCAATTCTCGTCGCATCTCGCCACCATTGCGGCGGCCGTGGCGCTGTCATGTCGCTGTTTCACGTGAAACGCGCACGAATTCCGTACCATATCACGACGCCTGATTCGAGGAAGCAGCATCACGCGCCTTCGCCAGTATGGCATAGACGCGCGCGGTCGATATGCCGATCTTGCGCGAAATATCATAAACGCGCATCCCGGCATCACGCATCAACACGACCTTTTGGCTGGTTTCTCTAGCCCGTCTATCGTCGTTCGATGGGAGGCGGGCCGCCTTCCGGCGCCACTGAAAAACGGTCCTGCTGGAGCACCCGAGGAGATTGGCAATGCTGCTGTCCGACAGCCCTTGGTCGTAATACTTCTGCATCTCCGAGCGATCAAAGTGTGGCTTTTTCCCCCGGCCGGGGCGCATTCTCAGCGGACCGCACAGCTTGGCAATCTTCCACTCGTCGACGCCGTACCTGCGTGCCACAAGCGTATAAGAAAACCCGCTTCGCACCTCTTCAATGATGGACGCCTCTTCGTCTTTCGTCAGCTTCTTTGCCACGATCCTCACTCCAACATTACCACGGGTAGCAGATCAGATTGCCGTTGCAATCAAGATAACCAGCACCGCTTCTCCACCTCACGTGCGCTGGCTTGGTGTCGAGAGCGCCGACCGCCTGTTCCCGCGTAGGAATAGGCGGTCGTTCCGGTGCAGTGGCCACGGTTGCGCTCCCGGATAAGCACGTCGTGTTTATCTCAACGCGCCCACCGCTGGCAACGATGCCAAGCGCTTCTGTAAACCGCCCCTCAACGCGACTAAGAATAGCCGACTGCTCTGCATCTGTGCCGCTCGCAATTCGCAGGTCGCTATTGTAGAATGTCGTGTGATCGCGTCGGAACAAGCGGCCAAGCTCTGACAGGCTGATGTCACCGAAGTATCTCTTGGCAACCACGTGAGCCACCTGCCGCACGCGCACCGCTGATCGGTCCCGACGCTCGCCAAGGATGATGTCGCGTCCCACCCCCGTGTCAGACTCGATAATCTTCAACAACAGCGCCATCCGGCGCGCAGCGGGAACAAATGCGCGCACGGCCGCGCGCCCCGTCTCGGTCACGATGCCTTTTTCAACCATGGAGATTGCACCCCTTGCTTGTGCAGACGTGCACCCGGCGGCAGCCAATATTCCATCGGCTGACCGTCAACGACAATCGTTCCGGATGGCGGGACTACTCCAGACCGCACCCGCTCCCGGAACGCCACGTTCGCGGCATCGACGATCTCACGTGGGCTCGCCATCTGGCTTCTCCGTGTGGTCGGCATCAATAGCGGAGAGCACAACGCTGCTCAGATAAAACGCTCCCGTGGCCGCGCAACACAAATGATCCTCGCCACGCCAGATCGGCAACCCGCTTGCCGCGCAAATAATCGGATCGCCATCATCGTCAAGCAACAATTCGGGAATCTCCGCCATTTGGTATTCGTCCCACGCCGTGCGCGCGGCCAGCGACAATTCCCGGCGGCGCGCACTCAAAGGAGTATCCCCCTCAAGCCGCGATAGCTCCGTGAAAAACCATTCCCTCATCTCGGAAAGCCGGCGCTTGTACTCCGCCATAAGGGCATCAACGTCGAGAACGACGGAAGGCTTCGGTAACGCCTCAACCGCTGCTGCCGCGCGCCGCCAATCTTGGTAAAGCTGATGCGCCCGGGAACGATCGTCATCAGACAAATCTACCATGCGTCACCTCAACAAGATCACAAGCAACAAGCTCATGCTGGCGGCCCAAGCCGCATACCCAAGCACAACCCCAATCATGTCGTCTCCGTGGGTTCGCCGTCTCCGGCCCACCGCATCAATACGGACCAGTTGCCATGCGACGTGCCGTGCAACTCATCGTCAATAACCCAACCGCGCGCCGCGAACAGCAACATCCGACCGTGCGGAACATATCTGAGCCACACCATGACTATCCCCGCCTCGGCGCGTATCTCGCCTCCACGGGAGGCACCGCGCGCGGCTCCGGTGGCATTTCATGTGGGAGCGGGGGCGGCATGCCATGGACGCCTGATCCGCCTACCCGCATTTGACGGATGTAGCCCGCTACGGCCGCGATCTCTGCCGGGACGTCGCGGTCGAGAACCGCCGCAATCTCGCACTGATCACCATAGCGGCTCTCCAACATCTGTCGGGCCGCCGCCATCAAGGCGTCCAGCTCGTCGCGCAGATCACTCATGGGATGCTCCGCCGGCACAGCCTAGACGGCGCTCGCGGCGCTTCCGCAGAATATCGTAGCGATAATCTGGATCGGAGCCATAACGCTCGCGCTGTCGCTGCGCCGCCCGCGCACGCAGCCGATCCCAATTTTTTTTGATATACTTCGAATCCGGCCCCTTTCCAGGGCCGGCCTTCCATCTCTGCTCCACGGCCCTGACGTAGGCAACGTCGCAGCCGACCTGCGCCGCAATGTCAGGGCGCGGCAGCCCCGCTTCAATCAAATCGCGTATTTGGCCAGCCTTGCTCATCGTCGATCCCTCCGGTCCACTCGGAGAGACGCACCGAACCGCCAGGGCGAGAGGGAGGCAGGAGGGCGGCGGCCCAGTGCGTCTTTCGGAATGGCCCGGCCGGAGGGAGGTTCCGGCCGGGCACGAGACAGCGGCGCCGTGTCGCCAAGCGCCGCCGCCGATTAGAAGCTGATCTTGGTGCCCAGCATGAACAGCGTCGTATCGCTGCACACACCCAGACACAGCGGCGTCGGCGTGCCGACATCGAGGCGTCGAACCGTCCCGTAAACGTCGAGCGCCAGCCCGTCGATGGACTGAATTGCGCCAGCCCCGATCACCTTGAGATCGTCGCCGGTCAACTGCTCCATCTTCTGCCACTCAGCGAACAGCGTCGTGGCGCCCCAGCCCGTCCAATTGCGCTGAATGCCGGCCTGACCACCGTATCCGGTCACACGTTCGGAACCGAGCGACGCAGACACCGACCCGCCGATCAGCGGCACGTTGAGCGAGATCACCCCGGTCAGGTCGTAATCGAGACGCGAATAGAACCCCGTCGCGAACAGCCCCGTCTTGGTGTGCATCAGCGATGCCGATCCCGACAACGCCTTGTGCGATCCCGTGACATCCAGCGTCAGGATGTTGAGCACGTTCAGCACGTTCGCGAGCGTCTGCGGCTTCTGGTCCCGGTAGCCGATGCCGGCCGCGAACCGGAATTCGCCGAACTCGGCCGCATAGCGCAGCGCGGCATCCCACGTGTCCGTGTCCGACCACGTGACGGACGCCGTAAACCCGCCAAGGATCGGCGTGTCATAGCGCACGACATTGGCCCGGCCGCCGTCATAGGGCAGATTGAGGAACGGCACGGCTCCGCCGAAGTTCAGCGGCATCAGACTCAGAGGCCGCACGGCGAGATTGGTGTTGGCCGTGCTCAGCTCGATGATGCCATCCGTCGCCATCGACGTGTGACCGACAGACACCGTGCCCAGCACCGTGTCGAGATAGACGTAGCTGTGCCGGGTCGTGGTCCCGACCTCGCCGAAAGCCACCTCGTTCTTGCCATCGGGCGAATCGGGGATGGCGATGACCGCATTGCCGGCATCGATGCCCCGAGCGCTCGGGTTGGCGATGGCAATCTCGATCACGAAACCGGCCCGAGTGTCCTTGCCGATCCGACCTTCGCCCGCGAAGCGGAAGCGCGACGGGTCTTGCGTGCCGTCGTAGATCGACAGCTTGTTGGCGCCCGGCAGGTCGTCGTTATCGTGCGACAGAATGCCCTTGTGCACGACGCCGGAGATCGTGAGCGAAACCTTGCGGTTGCCCTTGCGGGCCACGGTCGCCTCCAACTCAGCAACACGCTCCTCCAGATCTGCGCAGCAGTTGCCGCCTAGATCGGCGGCGCTGACCAGCGCCGCCGACAGCAGAAGCGCAGCCGTGGCGCCCCCCATAATCCTCATCTGTGTCATGTACGGTCCTCGGGTTTGAGAGCAGCACGCAGCACCGGGAACGCAAACACAGCCGCTCGATGATCGTCGGCCGTCGCTCTAGCGACAAACGCACATATTCGAGCCGTCATCGATTTGCAAATATCAAACGACACGCAGGGAACCTCTATTGTAGGTGTGTTGCCGTCCAGCCTCAGACGTCGACAACCAGTTTCGCATCGAAGTCTGGGTTTTCGCGACCATATCCACGCGGGCTTACAACTACGCGCCCATCTCCGATTCGATAATCACAGATGGAATGTACGTGCCCACGCACCCACATCGATAATCGGTCAACAAGTTCATCGAGGCGTGACGCATAGGCCGGATTGAGCGAATCACCCTCGTAGCGCACTCCGCTGCGCTGGTGTTGCGTTATGGAGCGGACGGCGGGACTCGAACCCGCAACCCTCTGCTTGGAAGGCAGATGCTCTGCCATTGAGCTACGCCCGCGATTTCAGTTTGCGCGCCCGGATGTTGGTCGCGATGTTGTGCCCCGCGTGTCCAGCCGACGCATAGCCGTGACCATCGACCGCCAGAATTTCTGCCAGCCGCGTGTCAGCGTCGATCGTTTCCGGCGTCGAACGCATGTTGAGGATCGGATCGATCTTGATGGTATCATTGGCCAGCCGGAAATTCTCATCGCCGTAGAACTCAGCTTCTTTCGCCGCATCCTCCAGGCCTTTGTTGTACGCGCGCTTCTCTAACACGCTCATATCGCCTCGTCTCCCGCGACCACCCATGCCGCCACCGCTCACACCAGCTCCCATACCACTTTCCTCCCATCAAACCCAGCGCGGCGGACATGACCGTCACCAGTCAGCCCGTCCAAAGCGTTAGAAACGCTTCCAATCGTTCGCCACCCCATCGCGTCGGCAATTGTCTGATGCGATGGCCAGCCGCGCCCCGCGTCGATTTCCGACTCGATGAACGCCAACACCCGAGCCCGCCCGGGAGGCGGATCACGCTTCTCCGGGCGCTCGATGCGCACGAACGTTCGACCAAGACGATGTCGCTCCCGCCGCATCACTCCGCCGCCTCTTGCCGTTGCCGCACCGCGCGCGATGGCCTCTTGACGTGTCCGCGGCGCCGCGCCTTGATCTGCACATTACCGAGAATTGTCACAACACGTCCCCGGTCATTAAGCACCAGCTTCCCGCCTTCCGGGATAACTACAGACCGCGCCCCCATTACCACTGCCCACCGGACGACATGAGTCGAAAGAGACTGCCGAATCGCGTCCACATCAACGCCACTGACTCTCTCAAGGTATCGCAGAATGGCGTGATCCGAGATGTCCGGCCGCCAGTTTGTTCTAAGACGCACATTGACGATTCGGACCCGGTGCTCCTCCATGGTTAGCCTCGTCTGTTGGCAGCCGCCCTTGGACTCGAACCAAGAGCCGTCGCGCTCAAAACGCGACACTCTACCCGTTGAGCTAGGCGGCCATGTCGTCTCGACGCGGCGTGCGCTGCTCCCGTCGTGCTGCCATATCTGCGGTGCACCGCAGGCCGGCCACGACAGCCGGATGGCGCTATATCCCCTGACGGGCGGGGCGAGTCGTTAGCTCGCTTTGTCTGGCAGCAGCGCGCGCCGCGCCGATTTGATATTGTCAATTGTCAACGCCCGCGTCAATCGTTTTCCTTGGCGAACAGCGGGAGATCGTTGGGATTGTCCAGATTGTTCTTACTCGCCGCGACGGCTGCCCTCTTCGTTGGCTGCGTCGCGAGTTCCATCCGGCGCTTGATGTCTTCCTGATATTCAGGCTCGCGCTCGATCAGGATAGCGCGCATGCCTTCGCGCCACGCAGCCTCCCCCGTAGTGCCGGTCCCGGCAAACGGATCGAGGCAAACGCCAGGGCGCCATTCTAGGCGGTGTCCACAATGCGCACAGGCCGGCTGGTTATGATCTTGCCATGGCAGTGAGGACAGCACAGCGTGCTTCGCCTCGGCAGATTGAGCTTGTCGTGATCCCCCTTCGCCATCAACTCCAAATTCTCCGGTCGATTGTCGGTCTTGACGCCGTTTTTGTGATGCACGACCTCGCCTTTTGTTAAGGGGCGGCCGATTAGCTGCTGCATGACCCACCGATGCTCGAAGACGTAGCCCCTCTGTGAATGGGATTGCGGATGATCCGGCATCCATAAGAGACGATAACCCTTGTTGCTGATCACAAAGCCCTTGGTGTTCTTCCTGTACTTTCCCGTCCACTTCGCCGCACACGACCGACTGCAACATCGCCGCGCCCCATCCTTCCGAGGCTGGAATATTGTTCCGCACCAATCGCACGGTTTCGGTTTCAAGCCCTTGTTTGCCGCCGCACATTGTCGGCTGCAGAACCTGCCCGTGTGTTGATTGTCCCTCGGTTTGAAGTCCACTAGGCACCACGCACACTGGCGTATTGGAACTGGCCTTCTCGGTGCTATTTTTCGCATGGGTTGCGGCCTCGCAATTCGGACACGCCAACACCCTTTTGGGAGTCACTAGGCGGACCAGCCACTGCATGAGATCAAGGGGCTTGACTGTCGGATGCTTGGACCCGAGGCGATCATCTGCATCCGCCTTCGACGTGTAAAAGAATCGAGCCGCCGAAGCGCCGTCTGATCTGCGCATCCCCGGCAGTGCTGCGAAATCGGTCCCGCCGTTCTCGGTGTAGCGCCGATCGGCTGATGCCTCGCCATCGCGACGGGCTTTGCCTGGGGCTCTGCTCGCGTATTTTCCGTAAGTATTGTCGGTTGTACCGGATGGCTCCGTTCCCTTCACATCGCCTTGCTGTCCGGGGCTATCGGGGAAACAAGCCAGAACCTCGGGCGACCCATCGTGGCACAGATTAGCCGGCCAGCGGCCGAGATCGGTCGTGCCAGCGGCTTTGCTTCCGCCGTCCAGGCCCTTGCCAAGCCCGCCCGCACCCGTGCGGCCCGCATAGACGTTCCCGTCTGTCGGCTTCGCGTCGAGTTCGCGGAGGGGGCGGGCATCCGCCTCGATGCGACACCCGTCGATATTCAGGGCGCCCGTGCCATGCTTGATGACATTCTCTGCCACGGTTCCGATCAGAGGTTTGCGAGCGACGCAGATCGGCTCCCAGGATGGTTTCAACGCAGTGCCCCAGCCGTCCCATTGTTTGGCGGCGTCAGTGGCGGGGATTTCTCTGCCGGGTTGGTAAGTGCGGCCGTCATCCTTGACCCAACTCCCGGAGATGTTCTGATCGGCGCCCGGGATCATGCGCTTAACGGGAGCACCTACGGCAATCTTTTGGCGCTCGACGCCAGCGGCCTTGTCTATCCCCTTCGACACGTCATGGCTTTTCGGAAAGCCTGAATTGCCAGTTGGGAACGCCATGCCGTCTCGAACGGCAACGAATGCCCCCGTGCGCACCGTCACGCACCAGATCACGCCGTCGTAATGCTCTGGAGTGATCCGTACCACAACGGATCTATGGCCCGGCCATGCTCGAACAGCTTGTGATCCCTGTTCGTCGAGAACAACATGAGATTGGTCGGACAGTTGTTTCGTGGATTGTGATCGATGTGATGAACCGACTCGGCTCGCGTCAGAAGGCGCCCAAGAATGCTCGCGACGACCAAGCGGTGTTCCATGACGTAGCCGTCCCGCCGTGACATCGCCAGAAACTTCGGCGGACACCTCACACACTTCGGGCCAACATAGTTCCCGCGAGATCGAACGTATGTGACGCCACCCTTCCAGGAGGGATTGGACGGCCCAGTGAACCGCGCGACTAGCGCCGCCTCCGACTCCGGTCGCCACGCTGCCCGGCCCTTGTGCGCGTGCTTGGCCCATTCCGCCCCGCGCAATGCGCCGTTGCATTCGCGCGAGCAAACCGGGGTTCGGACCTTGCGCCGCCACGCTTGCGGTATCGTCTTTTCCTTTCCGCAAATCCCACATGCCACAGTCACGCGCCGATTGAGGGGAGACGGCCGCCCTGCTGCCTTCGATCCAATCAGCGCATTCTTGCACACCTTCGAGCATGTTCGATTGCGCGTTGCCTGCTCCTTGGTCATGGCCGCGAAGGGCGACAAGCAGTGCTGGCAAGTTTTCCAGAACGGGTACACGCGCCTCGCGTTGCCGTGCAGCGTCCTCCGCGAACTCGAATGTTTCTTCTCCGCCTCGTTCAATGAGGCAGCGATGATTTCGGGAGACAACTTGCTCTCCATGAGGCGTTGTAATTCGATACATGGTGTCGCTGATTTGGTAGCGATGGACATGCTCGACAGTTCCCCATTGATAGGTCTTTCGGGCTGAGTCGTATGTGAGGATTGTATCGCCCGCTTTCAACTCAGAATGATGCGAGAGGCCGCATGGTGTAACTGCCTGCGTGCAGTCATCGAGGCACCCGTAGGCCCAGCCAATCTGGTCCCTGATCTCAAACCCCGCATCCTCGATAGCGCACGCCATCCGGTGATAGGTGCGCGTTCCCGAGAAGGCGACGACGTGCCCGCCGGGCTTGAGCACGCGCAGCACTTCGGCCCAGAACTCGACCGCAAACGCCGTCTCGCCGGTATCCCATTGCTTGCCCATAAACCCGCCGCCAAGGCGGGTGTAAGCGCCACCCATGCCATCGGCCTTGGCGGGCGCCGCTCCAGCCTTGCCGAACCGCTTGACGATGGAGACGAGCGCATAGGGCGGATCGGTGACGACGGAGTCGATGGAGTTGTCAGGAATTGAGCGCAGCACGTCCCGGCAATCGCCGGGGCGCAAAATCACCTTCCCATCGAGAAATTTCACCTCATCTTCGCTCCCCATCAAACGCTCCTCCCCCGCTTCAAGCAGTCCTTGATGTGTTTGATCAGGCTGATCTCGGCGGTGCGGCGCATAAATTCACGCTCCCGCCGCAATAGGGCATGCTCGTACATTTGCGCCCGCCGAACCGGCGATACAGACCGAAGCCCGTCGTAATGTGCCGCCACGGCGAGCGTCTGATTGTGCTCCACCCACAACATATCGCCACGATGATCGTCCTTCCCTGAGATCGTATCGCGGAGCCGGCGCGCATAGTCACGCGCATACTCCTCCTCGCCCACCCTCGGCTCCGAGGAGGTTGCATACGCTTGCGCTGGGCCGCCAATCGCTACGCCGGGGCCAGACCCGAGCAGCGACCGTGCCGCCGCGTTCTCAACCAGCGTCGGCGTCGAGATGACGGCAACCGGCGCCGCCCTCAGGAACCCGCGGCGGTTCAATGCTCGCTTGATCATTATTTTGCCTCCACAGGCGGCTCAGACGGCGCAGGGCTGGTTTTTTCGGATGGTCGGCTACCCCTGTAGCCAGCCCCCCTAAAGCGGCTCGCAAACGTGAATTCTGAGCCGGAGCGGCGTACCGTTGGCGGCGCGTAACACTTCTGCACGTGAAACGTGCAAAACGACATTCCCTCAACCGCCGCGTTCGGACAGTACCCATGGTCGCGCTCGTGTGGATGCCCGTAGATGTACCGGCAGCTCTTCGCTTCGAGATCGGCGAATGCAAGCAGTCGGTCCGGGCGCACATCCTCCGGAACCGGAGGCGCCGACTCGAAACGCGCGACCGCACGCCGAGGCGGCTTTGCCGCATGCGACGCTCCGCCGTGCAGCGTAGAGCCCGGCGTTTTTGGCTGTGCCGCACGGCGCCGCACGTTTCGCACCGGCTGCCGGCTCGCCGACTGTTTTATGCCGAGCCGATGAGCCTTCCCCAGCACGGCGTTCTTGGTCGCGCCGCCGCCAATGCGCGCAGCGATATCCTTGAACGACAGCCCCTCCCCCAAAAGCGCTTTCAGCGCCGCTTCCCGTTCGTCCGTCCAAAACGTGTCCCGCATTCCCGCATCCTCCCCAGCTATTCGCCAAGCACGTCTTTCGCCAACTCGTCCTGTCGCGCCAGCATCGACAAGCCGAGCGCCATCCATTCCCGCTTGCACCAAGCCGGCTCATCCGATTTGAGCCAAGCCATGGTCTCATGCAAATCGGCTGCCGCCTGTTTCACCCCCGGAATCTCCGCCACGGACGGCAGCCGTCCATGGCGAAGAGCGAAATTATGCAGCGCTCCGATCCAGCCGTTGCGCGCGGCATCCCGCCCGATCGAGGTGCGCATCATCTCGCGGGCGAGACGTTGGCGCTCCGGCGACGACGCATCGACGCCCTTGGGCGCATCGATGGGAAGACTGGCGCGGCGCTCGTCTGCCGCCACCTCTGCGCAAACCTTGCGGATTTCTGCCGGCAGCGGAAACCGCCGATCCGTGCGCGTGTCCACGATGTGCTGCGCCGCGCGGCGCAGCACGGCACCCTCGTAGTGCTTGATCGTCGCGATCAGCGAGCCGAGCCATTCGCGCTCGCGCGCCTCGCTGTCGTGACGCACCGGGAAGTGCATCACCAGCGTTGAAATAAATTCTGATGCGTTCACGTCACCCTCCATTTTTCGCGTCGAGAATTTCACGCCCCATTCGGGCAAACCGCTCGGCCTGCGTCTCGACCTTGCCGTCGCCCTTCTCCGGGGTCACTTTGCGCACGTAGGCGCGAACCTTGCGCTCGTCCTGATCGCTCCACTCCGTCTGCCGCGTGAAGTAGGCTCGGACTGCCTTGCGCAAGGCGAGGCCCTTGAGATCGATCGAAACGGACCCGCCCACCTTGTCGAGCGTGCGCCGCAGCCGCCCCTCGTCGCCGTCGACGAGCTTGAGCAGATCGGCCCGGAAGCCGTTCGCGACCATTAGACGGTCCTCGTCGAACCAGCAGCTTTCGTCGGCGCCTGCGAGCGCCTTCTGGCGGATCGCCTCGTGTTGCGCCGTAACGAGCGCCATCGCCGTTTCGTTCCGCTTGCGCAGCATCATGTGCAGGCGGTCGTTGCGCTCGGGCGCCCCGAACGGGGTCTTGTCGCGCGCAAACTCGCGGGCCAGGAACCGATCGGCGCTGACCAGCTCGGCCAGGATGTCGAGATGGGAATAAATCTGCCGGAAGCCGGCGATGTCGACCGCCGTGAAATGCTCAAACGCCGTCCCCGAAAATGATCCGTCTTCGTGAATCGTAAAAGCCCTCGGGCTCGCGCCCGCGTCCGCGCGTGTCTCTCCCTGATGATGATGGAGTCTAGATTGATGAGAGTCTTTAGTACCCCCCCTATAGTCCCCCCCATTCGCATCTTGTGTCCGGCTGGCGGACACAACGGGTATTTGATCATCGTTCTTGTGGTCAGCTAGGCGGCCACAAGAGTTTGTGTCCGCCGTAGTGTCCGCCGTAGTGTCCGTCTGGCGTGCCACAACGGTTGTGTCCGCCGTAGTGTCCGGCATAGTGTCCGCCACGCGGACACTATCTCTGACCACTGTTCTTGTGTCCGCCGTAGCGTCCGCCACCCGGCCATTACTTCCGGATTTGAGGGCGCCCACCGCGTCCGCGATGACGCCTTGCAGCTCGAAAAGAGCCTTGGCGCGACCCTGCCCCCACTGTACCCGGATGTAGATTTCGAGTTCATCCAAATGCTCAAGAATGGCCGTCCGGCCCCACCCCGTGATCCGTTCAAGATCGCGCGCGGAGAGCTTCGCGGTGTTCGTCGCGGGGTCAGACAGATGGTAGATCACCAGCGCTAGATGCTGGCTGATCCGCGTCACCTGTCCCGACCTTAGAATGACGAATAGCCACTCATCGCGGGTCATTCCATTGTGGCCGATTCCGGCATTGTGTCCGATGCCGTCTGTCATGCCGCCCTCCGTAGCAATCTCCCCGTGCCGAACGGCGCCCTTGCGCGCGCCCGGCAAATCGCCTATATCGCGTCTTGTCGATAGCAACGCGGCTCCCTCCGTCGCGACGCTGTTGTGGTCTGGCTTGGTCGTCGGAACACATGACGTCTACCTGAATGGCCGCCGGCTGGTCCCCGGCGGCCATTCGCTTTTTGGCGATACTCACGAGATCAAGACCACTGTGCCGTTACCCGACCACGCCGAGCCGTTGCCCGTCCATTCCAACCATGGCCACGCGGGCCGCGGCGGAACAAGCGACGGGCTCGACGGAACGGCCCAAACGGGGGCAATGCAAGGCGCCGCCGGCACGGTGGTCTCGATCTCGTCAACCTTGGCCTGGATCAGCGCCCATTGAGCCGGCGTCGGGCACCCGTCGAGCGCGGAACAAAAGCCGGCGAACCACGCCTTGAACTCGGCTGCTGTCATGCAATCCCCCTGCTGGATACAGTTGCGTCATGAGTGACGTGAGTCGGCGATGGCCGGCAAGCGGGGGCGCCCCCCATGGCCGCGCACGCCGTTGCCGAAAGAACACATCCCGCAGAGCATCGCGGGCGCCCCAGTTGACGACCGTCATGCTGCTGCCTCCGACGTGACGTGCACAGGCTCCGGGGCCGGCAGCGGCGCGCGCAGAACCCATTGCGTCCGCCGTCCGTCCCGGCGTGCCGATCTGGACACGCCATCGCCCTCGACAACCTCCTTGTCGACGCCCGGCAAGCGCTTCAAGAACTTGCGGAGCGTGTTTTGCGATATCGGCGCGTGCCCGATTAGAGTTGTATGTAAAATGTATAGCTCCCGAAGGGCGTCCGAGTCGTGCCCCTGCCCGGATCGGCCCGTTTCAATGATCCACGCTACGAACCGCCGCGCCGCGTCGTGTGGCGCCAAAGGCGGGGCGAGCGCCGCCGCAGGCTTGGCCAAAGGTTTTTCGGGCGCTGGCCAACCTTTGGCGCCACACTGGCCAAAGTTTGGCCACGGCTCCGTGGCCAAAGAGCAAGATATTGATTTGTCTGCCGAAAACCTTTGGTCATCGGCGGCCAAAATTTCGTGTGCTGAATTTTGGCCGCCCGCAAAGTTTGGTCGGCGACTGGCCAAACTTTGCGGGCGGGAAGCGGACGGCGGGGCGGCGGGCGCATCCGGCGTATCGGACGACGGGAGCCAACCAGCTAGGGCACAGACTTCCGCATACAACTCGACGGACGGCTCGGCACCCTGCTCGATGCACCACACCGCGAATGTCTCCAGGCTGGAATCGGCCGGCAAAAGGTGTGGCCACCGCGCGAAGGCCCGGCGTGCCGCCGAGCACGCCGCAGCGGGATCACGCGGAATCGGCGCAGATGGCGCCGGCCGTCGCCTCCAGGGTTGTAGAACGCGAAGCCACCGCCACATGCGGCCACTCCCTTGTTGGATGCCACAACGCATCGTTGTGCGCCGCCCATGCGACGACATCGCTCAACAAGCCAGATGCGAGGTGCCGCGCCTGCTCAGCGGTATCGTCGCCCGATACACGAGACATGACGCGGAGGTGGCGGAAGGGGCGCCGGGACGAAACAAAGCCTCCTGATGCAGGACGCCGCGGTCTGCCCACCGCAAGCGCGCCTGATCGAAAGATGGCATTCTGCCGGCGACATGGCGAGAAAGTCAAGACGGCAGTTTGTGTGTATGCAACTCTTTGGCGTGTGCAGCGCTATTTGGGGCGCCTCCGGTACGGCCGACGCGGGGATGGCCGCAAGATAATATCGCTCGCCGTCACGCGACCGACCGATAGCTCCTCAATGATTCGGTAATGCTCCGGGTTTGCCGGGCGGTATCGACCCGTGATCCAGCGGCGCACAGTGTGCCCACTCACGCCCAGCTTCGAGGCGAGCCAATCCGGCCCCTCGCCGATGTCTGTCAGCCAATCGCGAAGCGACATGCTCATGGACCGCATATACGGCGCGCTTGCCGACCCGTCAATGTACGTTTGGCGTCTTTTGCGGTTGACACATGGCCGTCCAGCGTCCATATTCATGGCGCCGGCATGACCCCCGGCAGCCGACGACCCGGCCGACGCATCCTCGGCCGTCAGACTGCACCACGGGCGCGCATTATGTTCTCAACACGTTTATTGACAAACATACAGAATCGTCTGCGAGCCTGCCCGTGCTTGCGGATGATCGGCTCCGCTCGGATCGAAGGGATGCGGGGAATTCGAGCGGAGCCGTCGATCGTTTGACGGCTTAACGGGAGACGGGCGTGGACATCGGATTTTGGATTGCGGTTTGGCTTTACGTGGCGAGCTTGGTGCATCATACCATCGCTGCGCGGCGCATGAATCAGGGCCGCCGTGCAGCCCGATTTGCGCTGCGATGCAACGTCGCTTTTCTTGATCTGCTTCGGGCTCGCAACGACATCGCCGACATCGCCGACCTTGTCGATCGCGGCGACGAAGACGAAGCCCTGCACGCCCGCATGGAAGCCGAGGAAAACTATCTTATGGCCGTAGATGAGGCGTTTGAGCAAGATGCGTGACCTGTCCCCCCTTCTAACCAAGTACCACGCGGGCGATGCTCTCACCGACGAGGAGCTTGCGACGCTGCTGCAAGAGGTGACAACCCTTTGCGACGCAACGGCAAAGTTTGGTCCGGTCGCCTATACACTTTATATGTACGCGAACACCGTTAGGGTTACGTTGCAGGGCTTTGCGCGATCCCGCCGGGACCGCGTCAAACGGCCTGCGACCACCCCCCTGTCGATCACACGCAAGGGGCGCGATGAGGGCGGCGAGGAATAGCACACGACTCACGGGCACAGGAGCGCGCAATGACCGATACGGACGCACTGATTGCAATCTACAGGGGAGAGGCGATTCCGGCCGACGATCTGGCCCGCATCCTCAAAACCCAATTTGCATGGTGGAAGGGCGCGCTTGATCGCAAAGACACGCCCCTGTCCGATGACGGAACGGCGCGCTCCGGGTTCTACTTCGGCAAGGCGTCGCGCAATGGCGGGCGCATCCCCGTCGCCATCTGGATCGGGACGGACGGAAAGCTGCGGTGCCGCGTCGGCAGCAAATTGGCGGCCCGAGACTTTGAGCCCGCGCGCGTTCTGGAGCAGTGGCCGTTTTGGTTCCCCAACCCCACATCGCGGCAGGACTACATGGCCGCCTACGACACGGGGCGCTGGCCGGACGGAACGCCGACAACGGACCCGACCAAGCCGGCGACTGCGCTCCACGGGTCAAATGCCTCCAGCGACCCGATCGATCAGCTTCGCACTGAGATCGACGACAAACTCGCGAGCGCCGAGCGCTGGTTGCAAGGGCATCCGGAAGTCACATCGGACACCGAGTCCAACTACGCGACAAATCTGCACAGAGAGCTGACGGCTCTCTTGAAGCGCGCCGATGAGATGCGTGATGAGGCTATCAAGCCCTATTCCGACAAGATCAAAGAGGTGGATCGAGGGTTCGAGTTCCGCATCGATGCCAAGGTCAAGGCGCGCTCGCTCGGCGCGGCGCTGAAAGCGCTTTACGAACGCTACATGGTGTCCAAGGAGGCGCGCGCCCGCGCCGAGGCAGCCGCCGCGTTCGAGGCTCGCCGCAAGGCGGCCGAGGCGGAGCGCGCAAGGGTTGAGGCCGACAGAGCAAGGCTGCTCGAAGATGACCCCATCGCCGCGCTCACCTCGCCCGAACCAGAGACGCCTGAATTGCCGCTTGCTCCAGAGCCCGTCAAGGTTCAATCGGGAGGCGGCGTCGGGCGCGCGGCCGGGCTCAAGTCAGAATGGGTCGGCGATATCGAAGACTATCGCGCGTGTCTCGATTACTTTGCTGGACACGAGGCCATCAAAATCGCTCTGGAAAAAATCGTAAGGGCGGCTGTCAAGGTCGGCAAAGGATCGACCACGATCCCCGGCGTTCGCGTGACTGAGAAGCGGAGAGTCGCATGATGCTCCACGACATTCTTCCTGACGTCCCGTGGAAAAGTTGGGCGTTGTTTCTGGCGGGCATGGTCTGCGGCCGGGCCGGGCTCGACTCGTGGTTCGCGCTCGCCGCAGGCGGCGTGATCGGAGCTGGGGTTGGCGCGCAAATCATTCGGGGCCACATTGCGTCGTCGAACGTTGTTGTTATGCCGAAGCGCACAAGGAAAGCCGCATGACACAGATCGCAACGAGCAACGGACTGATCGAGCAGGACGTCATCAAGGCCATTGCGCGGACCTACGGATTGAGCGCGGCGGCCTTCGCGTTGACATTCCGCACCGTGGCGATGCCGCAACCGCACACCGAGCCAGAATTCATGTCGTGCATCCTCGTGGCGCGTGAGCACGGGCTCAATCCGCTCACCAAAGAAATCTATTTCATGCGCACCAAAGCTGGCGCGATCCAGGCGATCGTTTCCGTCGACGGCTGGATCAAGAAATGCAACGAGCATCCGAGCTTCGACGGCCTCGAAATCGCGGACGCGACGGACGCCAAGGGCAATGTCGTCTCCATGACGATTTCGATCTACCGGAAGGATCGAAGTCGTCCGACGACGTTGACTGAGTACATGGACGAGTGCGCCGCGAGCGGTGGCGCTGTGTGGAAAACGTCGCCCAAGCGCATGCTGCGCAACCGCGTGATCTGCCAGGGCTCGCGCGTGGCGTTCGGATTTGCGGGGCTCATGGCGCCCGATGAGTTCGAAGCATGGCAGACGGCCGAATCCGTTCGCGACAGCATTCCGCCCGATCCAGACGATATCGTCGCAACTGATCCCGCCGCCGCCAGCATCAAGACGGACGGCCCACAGCAGATGGCCAGCGACGCCGAGCCGTCCAGCCCCGATGCGATCGTCGACGACCCGCCGTTGCCAGACGCGGAAGCTCAGCGCGCCATCGCAAACCTGCGTGACGAGCTGGAGAACGTGACCGATGAGCCCATTCGTCTCGAAATCTGGGAGAATTACGCATCGTTGTTCGACCGCATGAGCGATCGGATGCGCCGGCAGGCGGAAGCCGTGTTCGATGGGCGACTGTAGCAACAGCGGTCGAATCGGCAAGTGATTTGTGGGCCATCTTGGCTTAGAGATGTTGACGCGACGCCAGCGCGGCCAGATGCTTGGGATGGACCACTCTGTTGCTTAGAAAGGCGAGGATCATGAGCATGATAATTCCTACTGATCTCTCAAGTAGAGAAGGGGAAGAACGCTTCGAGCGCGTGAGCGCCGACACGTCACCAACGTGTCGGAATTGCAAACACATGAAGTCATTGTTTGTTCGCCATCCTCTCGGCCGGGCCTTGTCTTTTGCAGAAAAGCATGGTTTCAAACGAGCGCCCGAGACCGGCCAAACGCGCGTTCCCGGCAAGGGCGTCTGTTTTGAGCCTACACTGCGGAACGCTTATCCGACCGTGTTTCATGTCGCTGACCTCATGGTATGCTCAATGTGGGCGCCAAATGACTAATGACGACATAAGTCCGGATCTATCTTGTTGGACGATTCATGTTGAAATCAGCCAACATGAAACATACATGCTAATCGCATTAGCGCCCGCGACGCCCCATGCCGTTCTGACTGCGTGACGACCAACAACAACACCTCGGAGGCACTATGCTGACCAAACTCGACATCGTTGCGCCCGCACCGCCGACGTCGGCCATCCCGGTCGGGAGCGGCATGGCCCTGGAAGTGCTGACAGTCACGCCCACGATCGCAAGCGCATGGCTCGACACGAACGTGCTCAATCGCGCCGCGAAATCGAGCGTTGTGCAGCAATACGCCCGCGACATGAAGTCGGGGCATTGGAAGTTGACCGGCGACCCGATCCGCTTCTCGCGCGAGGGGCAATTGCTCGACGGCCAACACCGTCTCAAGGCGTGCGTGGCCGCTGATGCCCCGTTCGTGTCGTTCGTACTGTATGGCGCGGACTCCTCTATTCGGGAATACATCGACATCGGTAAGCCCCGCTCGGTGCGCGACATCTTGGTGATGGACGGCCATCATCAAGCCGCGGCGACGACGGCGGCGGCAACCGTCTTGTGGCGTCTGAGCCGCGATGAAAACCCCGGCGGCCGATCAACCAAGCCGTCACCGCATGAAATACTCGACATCATCGGGAAGAACGCGCTTTTGGTCCGCTCAGTTGAGTTGAGCAAGCGTGCACGGGGCGTGTCGAAGCCGATGCTTTCGGCCATTCACTACATTGGCGCGTCCGTTCTGAAGAAAGGCGAATTGGCCGATCAATTCGTCGACGTATTCGTCGGCGGCGTCCCGGCCTACGACGGCGACCCGGCGCAGCTTTTTCGAGAGCGCGGCCTGCGAGACTCACTTGTAACCGGGTCCAACCGGAGTCGGCACTGGATCGGCCTCGTGCACTGCTGGAATCTGTTCTCCCGCCGCGAACCGCTCGAACAATTTCGAATGCCGCACTCGGCCTCTATCATCGGGTTCAAGCCGGATGCGCTCACGGAACGACCCCGCGCGGCGCCTAAATCGAAATAAGCTCTCTTTTACGTCTGGGTCGATACTGGAGTTGCGTGCATGCGGCCATGCCCAACGTGCGGCCATCTCGCCGCGTCCCGATCTCACAAAGATCATGCGTTCCTGTTCCGTGTGATCGGGGTTGCTGCGCAAATGTGGCCCGAAACACATCCGTTTCAACCCTCGGGCGGGTCGGCTTCGGAGCGCGCCGAAAATCTTCGCGGCTGGCTTCTTGTTGAAGCCGACTGGACGGACAGCACCGACATTTTTGTCGAAGATGGGGACGATCCTCAAACCATCGTCCGCGTCATCCGGCAGGCCCGGCAACTTCTTGAGGGCTCGACAAGATATATGCGGATGCGGCAAATTCACGGAGGGGTCCGCATTATACGGCCTCGCTCGCTCGATTACGCCACGGCGGATAAACGGCAGTTTCAGGAAGTACGCCGCCGCATATTCGAGATCGTCGAGACGACGATCGGCGCAAGCGTGGACGCGATGCGGAGCGCCCCAGTCAGTTAGCTCCATGGAGTAGCGTTATGCATACGGACGTGTTTCGTGTCTCAGTTCGAGGCGTCAGGCTCATGGTCGTGCGAGACATTAAAGGCCCCGGACGCCCTGCAACGTCAGTCCACGTAATCGGCCAAGACCGACTACCGACCGATGCCGAGCGCCGCGAGGCGCGGGCGGCCATCACGGGGCGACGATCAACGTGGACGACAACCAAGCTCGTTCGCGAGATACGACAGCGCGGCTGACGGCACGATCGGACGACCAAGCCAGGAGGGGGTATATGGACGATGCGATGATCAGCGTTGAGCGGATGACCCGCGACATTCGCGCGGCGGCGATGACGCTCACGGCGCGCGAGGCACGATTCCTCGTCGACGCTTATTATCAGATGCAGGAAGACAGGCTTCGCGCGGCATCTCGCGTGGACCGCATGGAAGAATCCGGCGAGCCTCACGCCACGATCTCGTGGCTCAATGCCCAGTCCAGCACGCTTGAGCAGCAGATCAAGGGGGCTCTCGATCGGTATTCCGGCGCGCACCCGGTCGGCATATGGGCGCGCAGCATCAAGGGGATCGGGCCGGTCCTGTCGGCGGGATACCTCGCCAATCTCGACATCACGCGGGCGCCGACTGCGGGACATTTCTGGGCGGCGTGCGGGCTTGTCCCCGGCCGGGATCGCCGCAAACGCGGTGTCAAGATCGAGGGGATGTGGAACCCGGCCCTGAAGCGGCTGGCCTTCCTGACCGGCGAGAGCTTCAAGCGTCTGAGCCCAGACGATGAGGACGCTTTTTACCGGCGCATCTACGACAAGCGCAAGGCGTATGAGGTGGCCAAAAACGAGGCCGGCGACTACGCGGATCAAGCCGCGGCAGCGTTGAAGGAAAAAGACTACGGCAAAGACACCAAGGCCCTGACGTTTTACGCAGCGGGAAAGCTCCCGCCCGCGCATATCGATCGGCGTGCCGCACGCTACGCCGCCAAGTTGTTTCTCGCCCATCTCCATGAGGTTTGGTGGCGTCACGAGCATGGGACCGCGCCACCCTATCCTTACCCCATGCCTTACGCCGTGGCGCACATGGGGCACGGTCATAAGATCAATCCGCCGCAGATGCCAGACGCGCCCACGTCTTAGCCAGCCATTAGCCAACCCGCAAGCGAGCCACATAGCCCCAGAGAGCCCCCAAGGATGAGCGATCCAACACTACCGAGAGAACCATTGGTAGCGAGCGAGCCACGTCGCGTTCGAGCACCATAGACGCGAAGCGAGCCAACGGAATTGAGGGCACCAATGCCTGCTAGCGAGTCATGTCTGCTTAGTGAACCAGTTGTCGGAACCGAGCCGCGAGTGGGGAGAGAACCACTGTCAAGCAGCGAGCCACGAACGACAAAGGCACCATTTACGACGATCGGGCCAACTAAACTTACGGAACCATGAACGAGAAGCGAGCCATGTGCCACTAGAGAACCACGCCCTGGAAGCGAGCCATGCCAACAAAGGGGACCATCTATGCATAGCGACGACAATCGCCCCGGGAATGGCAACGACATTCAGAAATTCATTCATTGCGCTCCATGCGTCGCCGATGTTTGGGGAGGCGACGCCACAGGGCGATCCCCCGAAAGCTACGCGCGCCTGTCCGTGGGATGGACGCCGCGCGGCTTGCAAGTCTGGTGCGTGCGGCACGACGCCAACGTCATCAATATCGATTTCGAAGGGCATCGGCACCCGGCCAATACGACACGGAGGAACCATTGAAGCGCACAACCATCGATATTGGCGCGAGCGTCATTTGCGACGCCTGCGACGCTGATTACACCTTAAGCGACGCGACCGGAGGCATGCTGTTCGGCGGCTACGGCATTTGTCCGCAATGCGCTCCCGTGTGGGAATCAAGCGCCGAAACCTACAAGGAGCGCCACCACATCAAGGCGCGCGCCGCTCCCGGCGAGGAATTCCGCGCGTTCATCATGCGCGTGCGGGGCGGAAACAACACAATTACCATCACGGGCGATGATAAGATGGTCGAGGACGCCGAGCGAGATTTTCGGAGCCGGCACAATGTCGTCGAATAATGAGACCCCCAAACGGTCATCCGAGACGAAAGACGTGCTTCGCGAGAAGCTTGCCGCCGTCTTGCGCGATCTCATGGTCGAAGTGGATGGCAAGCTGGAGCGCGCCATTCCGTGGGAGCACGCACGCCAGATGACGGCCGGCGAGGTGCTGTCGCTGTTCCACTTCGATCACAACATCTATCACGTGCACAACGGGCCGATGAAGCACTGGAACCTGACGGCCCGGCTGATCAGGGAGCACCGCGTCAAGACCGCACAAGTGGACCGGCCACAGATCGCCAAGACCGGGCGCATCAACGAATCGCACAGGGCGTTTCAGCGTAAAATGCTGGCCAAGTCGGGACAAGCAGAACCCGGAGACGCCCCGGAGCGCGCCCCAGCCAAGAGCAAGAGTGCGTGGCCATCGCGTAAGCTGCCAACCCGACCATTCCCCAAAAAGGACCGCCGCCCATGACGACCATCCCCAAGACGCTTCAAGTCATCCCAGACAGCGACATCGCCGACCGAGATGCTATCGTGATCTGCGGCGGACCGCAGCATTCGCACTTCGCCGATGACACGCACGCGACGTGCGCCGAATGCTCCGCGCCCATCGTCCATCGCCCGCACCTTCCGAAGACCGCCCGCAAGGTCTGCATTCGGTGCGGATACAATCTGATGCGCGCCGCAGAGGAAACCGGAGAGCCGGTCACGCACGCCGTCACGAAGACAACCGCCGATGAAGTGCGACTGCTGGCGTCGAAGGCGCGTGGCTCGGCATGATCAATCCGATACGGCTTGCCAACGAATGGCGCGACAGCCTGTTGATGACGGGCCTCGTCGCCTACGCCGCCGCTGACCCGCAGATGAAAACCATTGTGTTTTGTATCGGCACAACTATCACCAGGGAGGTGGCTCGTATTCTTGCGTGGTCGCATGCCCCAAAAGAAAAAGTGGTTGGCACCGCACCCTTGCCGTGCCTCAGTGCACTTCACTGTGCGATCGCGGCGTCGATCACATCTTGCATTGCGTCGAGCTTGCATACTGGGATTATGGTTGCGGCAGCGGTGGATGTTCCAGATCGCCGCATCAGCTCCGTCGCGCTGATCGTCCTGTCGGGGCTGAATCTCGGCACGGCGGCGGCTCTATGCTTCCTGCTCCCGAACGGCTGGCGTAGCATCAAACCCGCGTATGGCATTATGTGGGATTGGCCCCGAAAACGCGACGGAGGGGGCGGGGAGACATCGAAGCTATCGGAAGGGCTATCGTCGTGGCGGGCGCTAGTGGCGAGTGCAGAGTGTTAGCACGATCGTCTTGTAGATGGCGCTACCCACAAGCAAACAGTATAACCAGCATAAGGATCACGCAGGCAATGATTGGCCATGAAGCTCAACTTGCTATCGATCGTCTTGCGGCGCATACGTGGCGCCGCGAGCGGATTAATCGCACTGCCGTCGAGACAGCTCTTGCAGCACATATGTCGGCCCTTTGCCTCCCCATGCTGCCGGTGCGGTGGTTCGTATCCCCGCGTGACGCCTATCGACATATCGTGTCGACTGCTGAGTCGGCTGCAAGGTCGGCTGCTGAGTCGGCTGCATGGTCGGCTGCTGAGTCGGCTACATGGTCGGCTGCTGAGTCGGCTGCTGAGTCGGCTGCATGGTCGGCTACATGGTCGGCTGCTGAGTCGGCGGCAAAGTCGGCTGCTGAGTCGGCTACATGGTCGGCTGCTGAGTCGGCTGCATGGTCGGCTGCATGGTCGGCTACATGGTCGGCTGCTGAGTCGGCGGCAAAGTCGGCTGCATGGTCGGCTGCATGGTCGGCTGCTGAGTCGGCTACATGGTCGGCTGCTGAGTCGGCTGCTGAGTCGGCGGCAAAGTCGGCTGCAAGGTCGGCTGCATGGTCGGCCGCTGAGTCGG